TTGCGCTAAAAGAATAACCTAATGACATGCTAATTTGAACGTCCCAAATATAGTCCAAGAGACATTTACGAGTGCCGCATTCTTCTCCTTTTTTATAGAAGAGCGCTTTAACACCTTCAATGTCTCTAAAATTCTTCTTTGCAACTGTCTTACGTAATTTATTAGCTTCTTTCATATCAAAGTTAGAAATATGTGAGTCCATAACCAGTTGCATAATAACTTCCTGTGTATCTGCAATGCCACAACGGTCTTTTAAATACTTTTCGACAATTTTAATTTCATCAGTATTTAAACCTCGTTCATTCATTTCATCATACCAAAGTTGAATATTGTTTTTATAACGGCGATAAGTGTCCATAGGGGCTTCTTTTGCGCCATCTTGTGCCATTAGTCTCATTAAACTATTAGCAGTAGAAAGCTCTAACATTGAACGAGGTTGAGTTTTTGTAATAACTTGTTGTCCCATTGCGCTATCAAATTGAAATGCGTCAAGAATTTGGTTTTTATCTAACAAATTCCACATTTCATAATTATTATAATCAAGCACATCAGGATGAAGATAAGCGTCATAATTAGCTTTATAACTTCCCTTATCTTCAATTAAATTCGCATCAATAAGTAAATCTATTGCAGTATGCAATTTATCAAGCATTTCAATCGTTAAAGTCCTTTATACCGTTGGTTTCCCAATACTTTAACACCTAAAAGGTCGGAGTAGACTATACAATCACTTTCGTGTCTCAATTATAGTCGTTGAACGTCCCTGTATGTTTCAACAGGTTTCGCTGCGTTTGATTGTCCAATCCTTAATGATTTTACCATACCGAAGCCGTTACTCTTCGCCATTTATTTATCACTAAATAAACTTGGTTATTAAGGCTCTTAGGAGTTCCCCGCAATTTATGAGATTTATAGTGGACTGGTTTATTTTTCATTTTTTCGTTTTTCTTCAATTTGAGATTTAAGAATTAACCAATTATTATATTTGCGTTGCATACAAATACGATTAATTTCTTCATCATCATAAATCCAACTGAGAATATTATAAAGTTGCTCATTGCCCTGAATATTAAGTGTCCAATTATTTTTATGCCTTTCTGGTCTCCTTTGAAAAGCTTTAATATTTGGTTTGTTTAGCACTTTTCGCATAAATTCAATCATTTCTGATGTTCCTGTTATATTTAAATTAAAACCTTTCCATTCAGGTACATGATTTTTAATCCCGCTATAATATGTTAAACTTCCATCACCATCAATATACCCCAAAAGAAAATATTTTTGCAAGTTTTCTGGAATACTTTGGGGTGGATTATAAATTAATGTTTTCCTTGGGACAATATTAAAATTATTAATTAATGAATCAACAACAGCTTTACAATTTACAGTTAATGTATAAGTAATACCATCATCATAATCGCTCTTTTTCTCATATATTTTCCCATTATATTCAAGATAATTTTGCAACCCTTTTACGGTATCATAATCATCTTTTAATCCTATCGTAAATTCTGTCGGCTCACCATTTTTATGACGAGAAAATACACATCCATCTGCCGCCAACAACCGAGCCCAATAACAAGAAAATTTATCATATTCAGAAAATTTATCTTCATTACAATGATAAATTTTTATGTAATCTGAGTTTGTTTTTATGGAAATGTTATGAGCTTTTAATATTTTAATAAGTCCTCTTTGTCCAATTTTGCATCCATCTTCATCCATAATCTTTTTTATTTTTCTGAGATTATATCCGTTTTGATATAATTGAACAACTTTATCTTCATTTACAGGCTAATAAACTTTTTTAATGCCAAATTGGTTAATTAAACATTTCACAGAATAAATTTCTGTGGGTTTATTAAAGTCTCTGCATATTTTCGACATACTATCTCCACGCTAATATGCTTCAACAACTTTTACTTTTTCTTCTTCAGACATTAACCACATAATTTTCCTCCTTTCTTTAAAAATCAAAAATTAAATAAAACGAAAAATAACAAGTTAATCCACTTTCAAGCCGCCCATATAATCAGAATCTTCCATATTATAGGCAGTAATAGTTGTACCATTCGGCGCTCTCATTTTACTATTTTGAACAATATATCCTGCATCAAAAATATAAGAAGCCGAAGCATGAATAGACCTGCCACAAATAAGTCCTTCAATTTTAAAAAGAGTATCTTTCAACCCTTCATATTTATTTACTTCATTAATAAATTCTTTTACAGGCGTTCTACCATTTTCTTCATTCCCGTAAAAACAATCTTTTAATGACCAGTTTGAACCTCTTTCAAAAGGAACTAAATCTGCCAAATGTTGAGCGTCATCGTTATTTATGCCAAATCCTTTAGCGCACACCAAGATAGTTGATTTTGTACCTTCCGTTTTTAAAGTAAGAGTATTTAAAACATTCTCATCTCCATAATAGTCATGCATATTTTGGAAAATAAGAGGACGTTTTAAAGCCTCTGAATCGAGGTCGATGTCGGGTAACTCAGGTCTTAAAGGAGAACTATGTCTCCAGAAAGGCAAGTCATATTTCAAGGGGTTAATTTGAGTAATTTCAGAAAGATAGCAAATATAGCTTCCTCCCGCCGAACCTCTGGCAACACCGACAAAAGAAACTTTCCACATAACTTCATGTACTAATCCTCTAACAAGCACATAATACGCTGAAAGTTTTTGATTTAACCTTTCTGATATTTGCCAAAAGCTACTAAATTCCTCATTGATACGAGCAATTTTTTCTTCTTGAGTCACAATTTTATCATGCTCTTCAATAATGTTTCCATTTTCATCATAAGTAGCAAAATGATAAGAAGATTCTCCCCATTGTTTCTTTTTTTCAAAGCCTTGTTCTACCAAATATAAAAGGTACTGGTCTTGTTTATCATCTGATTCTGCATATTTCTTTAAATACTCATACTTATCATACCAGTCTTTAAATATGTGTCTTACTTTAAATGGAGGAATTTTTTTATCTGTTGGAACAATAGTAGAATGGTATAAATCAAATATTTCAATTTTATTAAAAATATCTTGAGTATTAGTTAATGCCGCCTTAATTTGCTCTTCAGTCAAATGATAAGATAATGTTTCTATTAATTCATCAACACTAAAAAGATAAGTTGTTTCATAAAAACTTGCAACTTCTCTATTACGAGATTTTTCATTATCATCTGCCTTTAAATAAGCCTCATGAATTTTTGCGTCATTTTTTGTTAAATAATGACTATCTGTACTACAAACAACTTTTAATCCATAAGCATCACTTAACACAAACATAAATTGATTTACCATAGCTTGCTCATGTGGTAAATTATTTCCATCTTTATCTTGTTTAATTACACAAGGCTGAATTTCTAAATAGAAGTTTTCTTTTCCAAATATTTTTATACACCATTTAATAAATGCGTCAATTTTTTGTTTTACACTTTTATCATTTGTATTCAAATATTCAAGAATTAAATTATCCAATTCTGAGCCAAGACAATTATGTACTATAACATTATTACAGACAAAAGAATGAGATTCATTATTTAAACAATATACAGTTTCATTCATATTTATTTTTTTTATGGAATGGATATACATCTTTTTATACCAGATATTGTCAATATTAATAAATCTCTTTTTATCAATAGCAGTTAACAATAAAGTATTTACATCTTCATGAGAGTAAAAATGCATTTTTTCAATTCCCCGCATTATTTTCCCACTTCCACGCAAATAATAAGATTCACAATGATGAGTTCCTTTACTATCTACCCTTTCAGGAGCAATTGTAATATTACAAGGAATTAATAAACTTGTCGCTAACTCAAACATATCTTGGGCTAATTGTTTTGATACCGAAGCACTTACCCATTCGCCAATTTCAGGAAAATCTTTTAATTCTTTTGAATGGTTGACATTGATTTTTTTAGCTTTTCGCAATCTAAAATATCCATCCGCTAACAAATAACCAAATAATAGTTCTCTATCATATTCTGGCGAAATATTTTTTATTCTGTTTGGAATTTTTTTATTATATGCATTACACTCACCAAAAATATAATACATAAAATTATAAAAATCGCTTGATTGAGAACTTATGTCGTATTTATGTTGGTCTTTTCTATAATTAATTGACCATTTAATATTTAAACTTTTTTCTAAAGTTTTTACAAATGAATAATAATAATCAAATTCTTTTTCATTAAAAGTTATTCCAACTCGATGAACTTTTGCTGATAGCTTATTAATCCAGCCATCCCCAAGAAACAAACCAAAGAAACGCATCATTTCTGGTGTAATAACTACATTTTCAGGTAAAATAGTTACACGATGAGACATTTTTGTTTTTTTTAATGCTATATTATCCCATTCTTCTTTTTTAATATTTTTTTTATTTTGGGAATATTGTTTAGACACTGGAAGTAATAATTGATGTTTTGAACTCCCATAATTTACATCTAAATCTTTCGCCTCAACCCAATCTAAATCATCTATAGATAAATTATTAGAATAATATTGGACTTTATTATTAGTTATTGTTAAAAATTTATGCGATTCAGTACAAACTATATTATCCCCAACACCTGTTAATTTAATTTCGTATCCATTGCCTTTATATAAACGATGCGTGGGAAAATTGACTTTCTCAAATTGTCCGTACTTATTTAATACATAATCTTCATCTGTAATAGATTCTATTGCTTTTTGTCCATTTATAGTAGTTACTAAAGCCCCTTGCCTAAAACAAGCTGATTGCGCTATAATATGTCCTTTTTCATTCCCAATAATAGATTCAAGTTCGTCTTTATAAGTAGGAACTCTTTCCATAATTCCAGAACGATACCAATTTTTCCATGCGCTATCAGAAGAAATACGCCTTATTTGTTCATATCCTTTTTTATCTTTTGCAATTAAAATAAAATGAAAAAATTTACTAATTTTCCCATCTTCTTCTGGTCTATCAACTAAATAAATCTCATTTCCCAAACCAATTTTAAAATTTTCAAAGTTTTTGTAATACTTTAAATTTTTCTTTATTGATTTATTGTCATCTTTTTCTAATTCTTTTTCTATTTCTTCATCTGTTTTGTCTATTTTTAATTTGTCATATTTTTCTTTATTTTCTTTTATTTCCTTGTATCGTTTTATAAATCTAACATGGGCAGACAGAGCTTCATGGTCAGTACAACATACACCAGAATAACCAAGTTCAATAGAACGATTAATTAAATCAGGTATCTTAATTATACAGTCTCTAAGACGAAAGTTGCTAATTTCAGTGTGATTATGTGTGGAAAAGAATTGTATTTCTTTTGCCATTTCTTTAGCCCTGTCTTTAGAAACAGGTTTATAAAAAACCATAGCACCCTCACTCTCCTTTTTAATGTTCTGTCTAAATTATATCAAGTCAAATATAATTTGTCAATAGTTTTTAAAATTTCTATGTGAAACAAATCCGACAATCATCGGAATAAATATTCGCCAACTGTCGGATTTGTATATTTACTTTATACTTTAGTGCGCTAACGAGTTAAAAAACGAAGTCTTCGTCATCAATGATAGCTTTTTTCTTTTTAGGTTTATCAATTTCGTTCCAGTCAACTTCATCTTCCAAATCTACTTTTACTAATTTAGATTTGATATTTTTATCAACCTTATCTGCTTTATCGACCTTAAAGTTAGTAACTTTAGAGTCTGCAAATTCAAAATTATCATCGTCTTTATCTTCAATGACATCATAATTAAGAATTTTAACCTCTGGATAAGTTTTATTTTCCCAAACCTCAAGTTGGAATTGGCAAATCAAATTCAATTTAAGGTTCTTTTTATTTACACCAAAAGTCTTTCTGTCACGCAACGTCATATTATCATAATCAGAAGCGGGACAATATTTCTTAATATACGTTACTCCATTATGTTGGAAACGAATGAAGCTCTTGTTGTCTCCATAAGCTGTAATTTGACTTGCGTTGATACGAAGATTTGAAATTGCAAAAGTAGGAGTAGGAACAGTATTACCCCAAATTCGATAATTTTCTGCAACTTCACGAACATAATTATTTTGCATTTCATTGGCGGGTATAGTCCAATCTACTTGATAAATTGTTCGACAGTCTTCAAGAGGTAACATTTCGTTACACTTTTCAATTGCTTCTTCCAGTTTATCTTTCTTTAAAAAAACTCCGCCAGCATTACTATGCGTGTAAATCCATTGTTTCCAATGGCACAGACTATCTCTTACTCTTTCGAGCACACCCATTTCGAATTATGTATCAATAATAATTCTACTTCCTTGCGGAATAGTCGTTACAGGATTATTGTTTGTGTTATCTAATTGGATATTTATATCTATTACTATTAAAATAATAAACTCCTCTATTTATCTACTCTATAACTTTCCAACCAACATTGTTTTCCAACCTAATTTGTTTCATTGTTTTTTCATTATAAAAAAGTTCGTCTTCTATTATAACCACTTGTTCTTTAGTAAGTTTAAGACGTTTATCAACCTTTGAAAATTTTCTGATAGGAAAATTTTTTTCAATTTCTTTTACAAGTTTTGTTTTCCCCTAATTTATATTAACAATAGCTGATTTACAATATCCATATTTTTCTCCAATCTCTTTTAAAGTTAAAGTTGGATTTTTTAAATCTTCTATTATTAATTTTACTGTTTCAGGGTCAATTCCTTTCATATATTGCAATGGATATGTAAAAGAATCATTTTTCCAAGCTTGTCCTACATTTATTCTATTAATCTAACTCTATGTTACTTGAGGAAAAAGAATATTAATCTCTTTTGAAGATTTTCCTTGTATTAAAAGTTTTTGTATCTCATTAACCTATTTCTAAGTTAATTTAGCTTGAGTTCCATCTTCCCGTCTTTTTATAGGAGGTTCTTCTCCCCCATTAGCAACATTATAGCCATTTGGTACTTTAGTATTCAAATTACGAATATAATATTTTTCCATTTCATTGTATTCTTCTCCATAATACAAAGCATCAACGGTAAAATTTTCTTTTCCATATTTTAAAATAGCGTCATGAACAACTGAAACATAATGAGTATTTTTCTAACAATGCTAATCAAAACGTTCATTCATATCTTTAGCTTGACCAACATATTGTTTTCCATCAATTAAATTAGTAATAACATATACATATTTATACACAATAACCCCTTTCTTTTTATTAACACAAACATTTCCCACGGGATTACCATATATTTCTACTTAGGCTTCCCCGTTAGCATCTTTCGATACCCCACGGATTAGTGGTAAAGGTGTGATAGGCCAAATTGACCTTTTACATCGACTCCAGCCTTAGATAAGAACCCCATCAAATTTTTAACGGGGCCTTTATCATATCCTCGGCAAGAACCGCCGAACTCATTTTTTGATGTCTCTCGTAGGAGGACAACAGGTTTACAAAACTTCGAAGTTAACTTGTTTGCGACCAATCCGGTAACGCTCTTTTTGTCCACGAGTGACGTACAATCGACAAATAAAATACTGTTTTTATTTAGATTATCTTCGTCAATTTTCTTGACTATCTGCTCCATGAACTTCCTTACCTGCGTGTCTTGCCTCGTCTTTACATTATTAGCAACTCTTGCCATTTCCCACTGGAGGGTATGTTCTTCGGGTTCGGGCTTTGGGTCAGAAGCTTTCTTTCGCCTTGGTTGATAAATAACTGTTTCTTGTTCACCAACCATAGCCCTAAACAAATCTTCTTGTTCTTTTTCAGTTCCATAACGAACAACACCATTGATGCGAGGAGCTAATACCCATCCAACATTAGTAATTGTTCTTCCAAAATGAATTTCATCCGACATTCTTTCGTGAAGCTCGTTTAAAAAAACATTCTTAAAATTCTCTTCTTTAAGTCCAGCTAAGACATACCATCTTGTTTCGGGTTCCCTTAAATCCATGCTATCCGCAATAATTCCAAGGGAAATCAAATCCAAATAATCATCTAACCACTTATCGTCAAGTCCATATTGTTCACAATAAGCTTCGCCAAACTTTCTCACAACACCAACACCAGAAAGAGTTGAATTGGGATACTGACCATCACAATCATTTACCCAAGTACAATAATTAGTATAACAATCAACTTTTACTCGATTGGGGTCTTTCTTAACCAGTTCGTCAGCTTCTTGGGGCGTTACCCATAAACCTGTTTCTTTATCCAAGTAATCGGTTTCAAGCTCATGGTGGTCAATTACTAAAATAGGAGCGTCAGGATAATTTCGTCTAATTTGGATGGCATCTGAACACTTCATGGAAGCATCAGGAATAATAATCAAACCAACCTCATCTTTAGGATAAATGCTTAAATCCTTATAAGTAAGACCATGTTCTTTATTATAGCTAAAAATATATTTAATATTTGCATTTGGCTTCAAATGCCTGATAATTCCTGTTAAAACAGAACTCGCTGTGTAGCCATCTGAATCGGCGTCCACCTTAATAATAATTGGCTTATCAAGATTGTTATGGAAAATTTCAACAGCTTCTTTCATGTTTTTAAACAGAAATGGGTCATTAAGAACTTTCCTCTAAGGGTTCAGAAAAGTCTTAATATCTTCAACGCCATAACTCTTGAGAATCGTTTCAAGGAAATCAAATTCATCATCAAACTTTGTATTAAATTTGGTTTCCCATAAAAGTTTTTCCATATATATTTACCTTAGCATCCGACACATCTTGTTGCTATCACAAGTATATACAGGCAATGCTTCCTTTAATAAAATTTTACACTTTTCTTTACCCTCGTCAAAAGGAGAATCCTTAAGTTTAAGTAGATTATTAGAATCTTTAATAAGAAATACACTAAACGAAGAAGCCAATCTTTGAGATAACATTCTCAGTCGCTCTAAATACCTTTTATAATTTTCGAATAGTAATTTATCTTGTTTGTAAGTATCTTCATATCTTTCATCAAAATCCTTATCAAAACCAAGATAAACTTTCTCAACCCCAAGTTTTTCAAGTGCTCTTATCTGCCAATCAGAAATATTAAAGCCACACGTTGCAACAGCACAACTTTTATTTCCAAAATAAGTGTCAGATTTTAAAACACTCTTTTCTCCCTCTACGATAACAGCCTTTTTTAACCTTTTAATGTTCTCTTTATTTTCATACAAACCATAAAGATTCAAACCAAGAGAATGACCAAAATCTTCCCCTGCAATAAACAAGGGCATATATTTGTTATTTACATCCTCTGGTTTTAAACTTCTACGTCTAATTCCAACCAAGTTTCCATCTATATCATAATGGGGAATAATAATATATTTTTGGTAATCATACCATTCTATACCAAATTTCTGCATGGTTTCGATAGAAATACCTTCATCTATCCAACCCTTATAAAAAGTATTATTATCAAAATATCTCAAAATACTTTTCTTATCATTGTAATTTGTCTTAATTCGAGCATCCCCAAAAAGCGCTCTTCTTTTAATATCCTCAGATTGTTTATCCATTTCAGAAACTTCTTCACGAATTGTACCAGAAACTTCACTGGTAAATCCATGACGATTCCTTGAAATCGTTTTACCAACCTTTTGAGCTACATAACAAATTACTTTGGTATAAAACTCTTCGTTTTTGGCATTACGAATTCTCTTAATAAACTCAAAAAAATTCATTCTGCCACAATTCGTATAACAATAAAAATCTTTCGATTCTGTAAAGAAGCAAAGTTTATGACTATCTCCTCCATGACAAATGGTTCTAAACCATAAACATCTTTGTTTAGTTTGCCCATCAACAGATGTATTGTAAAGAGGAGAACCATTTTCTTGCATTATATTGATAACAACATCTTCTGTTACCAATTTTAAGAGAGTGTCTTTATCTATCATTAGAAATCAAAATCTTCGCTTTCTGTTCTACTTGCTTTTTCTTCTTCGTCATCATCCGGGTCAACAACTGCTTCTAACTTTTTATTATAAGGGTCTTCCCAAAACGGTTCGTTTTCTTCATCGCTGTTATCTTCTTTTTCTTTATCTTTGTCAAGTTCTGCGGCAATCTTTTTTTCAATTTCCTCAGTATCTTCAAAGGCGTTAGAAGATTCTTCTGCCAAGGCTGTTTCAGTAATATCTACTGTATCTTCAATCATCTGACCAAACAGTTCTTCCTTAGAAGTGGAGAACACAACTTTCTGGTCTTCTCTAACTCTGGTAAATGTCTGCGGCATATCCAAAATCTGATAGTCTTCATCGGTACAGAACAAATCGTGAACACGCATTGTACTATATTCAATATACACCCAAATCTTACATTTTGTATATTCGCCGCCACGATTTTTATACACAGTAATACAACGATTAGGTTGCCATTTCAAGAACTTGTGTTTCATGATTTTTTCGAGTTTCTTAAGGTCTTGTAAATTAACCATGGAAACAATATATCCAGTGTCAATTTTGTCCGCAAGTGCCTTAGAACCTCTAATAATAGTCTGGTCTTGATTTGCTGAATTCTTAAAATCACCTGAAACCTGAGTCCAAGAATCAATACTAATATCATACTTTCGTGTAAGCTCTTTTAATTTCAATCCAAGGTTTGCAAGAACTTGGTCTTCACGAATCTGCATCTTAGCTTTTGCGTTTGCTTGATACTCACCAATCAGGTCAGTTGTAATATGAATATAGTCGAAGAAAACGTGTCTCACATTATGTTGCAAAACGTGTTGTTCAATAACATTCTCCAAAGTAGCCAAATCATAATCGGGAATATATTCCAAATAAATATGCCCTTCATCATGAAGAATACGAATGGCTTCATCTACTCGTTCTTCTTCATCTCCGACATACTGACCTGACATAATATGCCCTTGTGGAACATCTGCCATATACGCCCACAAAATAGGCTCAATTTCCTGAACTAATTCCATCTCAGTTCCAATATACAAAGCCGCATTTTGAGTTCCATTGGGATTGTCAACAAATTCGCCAACATTAGAATCCCAATATTTAGGAGCAAATGTATGACAAATATTTGCAACAGTAATACGAGTTTTACCAGTACCAGAAGCAGCAGAACCTAATACAAACTTTCTTGGCTGAATACCTCTGGTAACAGTTGTTAAATAGTTACTGGCATACGAAAGGCCAAAAGCAGGAGTCTTTTTCCATTCTTCTTTTTGCTTTCTTCCCTCGTCACTACCAGCTTTTATACTATCTCTACCACTTTTTGTACTATATTCCTCCGTGATAGCAGATAATTTTTTTCTAAAATAGTTCAAAATGTCATCAATAGACATTTGATTGAATTTATATCTCTGCTCGTCAAGAACTTCTGGGTCTTCCTCTGTAGGGTCAAATAATTCATCGACCTCAATCCCTGCTTTCAAATATCTACGAAGCAAAGAAAACTTCTTTAATTCTTGATAATTAGCATTAAAGTTCTCAGGGGTTGCTAATTCTTTTGCTTTTTCAACATATTCATCGCCCTGATTCTTCGTATAAATCTTATACAAAGACTGAAAATTATTTTTCAAATAATCATTAATGATATATTGGTCAAGCTTTACTGCTCCCTGAGAAAACAAATTGTTAATTGCGACAAAAACAGTTTGATGAAACGCTTCAACAAAATCTTGTTTTGTAATTTTATGCCCAATCAACAAAGTGGGATTTTGAATAAGACAACCAAGAACCTCTCTTGATGCAGATTTGCTCTAATATTCTCGAATATCAGCCACTTATTAATCCTCCCACTTTTTATTATAAAAACCCCAATCATGTTTATCTTCAAGATAGTCAAAATCAGAGTTAATTATTCCATCATCAATTATATCGTCCCCATCAATTTCTTCCCTGTGGTTACGCTTTGCACGTTTTTTAGCGTCCTCTTCTTCTTTACGAATAATTTCAGAACGATTAACAACAATCTCAATAGGAGGAGCTGTCAATATTCGTTCCAAAGTATCAGGGCCGGGAACTTTTATCGCTTTATATTCTTGCCAAAACTGTTTGGCTTGCTGAAAATGGCGGATAACCAAAAATATATCCGTTTCCTTTTCCATTGGTTCAGCCGGAGGGTCTTCATACTCATACATATACATAAGCGTAAAGTATATCTGAGAATTTGTCAACCCATAATTATCTTTCAATCGCTTTAAATAGCTGTTAAGCAAAACCATGTTTGCCCATTCTTTTGCTCCAAGATTTTCATAAAGATAAGTGTTTACCTTTTTAAAATCATCAGCATCTTTTAAAGCAATTTTTCCACATACTTGGCAATAATTTCTTTGAGAAACAGTAATCTTTTCCTCTTTAGAAACATATTTGCCACAAACACAACATTTAACGTGCCCTCTTGGAATCTTTTCGCCTTTTACAGCCACTTTTCCACCTACCTTTGCTTAATTTTTAGAGCGGAAAATAAAAGGGGATAGTAAGATTTTACTATCCCCTATAATTATTTGTTACAGGGCGATGTCGTTCTCCGCACAATAATCCTTGAGGTCATCAAGAATCAACAGAAGCATATCTGTCTGAGACTCGTCACAGTCCTTGACGTTCTTACCCTTGCCAAGATACTCTGCAACAATCTTCTTATAATCATGGGTCTTTTCAGCGGCATACATAGCCTTAGCGTGTTTGCCAATCTCTGCGACCAAATCCTCAAAACTGACCTTTTCGGACTTATCTTCATTATCCTTAAACAAGTTGACCTCTTCATTGACAACTGTTGCACCATGCTCTTTCTGCATATCAATGGCACGGGCCATATCATCACGCAGAGCTTCATAGGTGAAAGGAATAACATCAGACATATAGGGGCTACGAGAACCAGCCTCCAAGTGCTTATTACCACGCAGAGTAAGCATAGAATGAACATTACCCTGCTCGTCAGTCTCATAAGAAGCATAAGCACAAACGTCTACCAAACGAGACACTACAAGGAAGCCACGGTCAGGAAGAGTAGGAATAGTCTTATCGTACTTTTCACCATTCTCCTTAATTTGCTTCGTAGTAGCATGAGAAATACAAACCAGAGTATAACCAGCCTTTACAATCTCTTGGAAAAACTTATCATACTCACGAGACAATGCACGATAACCACGCATCTTCTCGGTTTCATCCAGATAATCAACACCTTCCTTGTCAACGATATACTTCTCGCAACAATCGTAGGCAATATCCGCAGTATCAACAATAACGGTCTTAAAAATCGTCTCACGATTTTCCTTTTCAGCGCTCTCGGCATCCTTGAGCAACTGCTTCTTTACTTCGAGGGCTTCCTTCCAGCTATTAATAGGCTGGGCAATAATTCCATCCAAGAAGCCATAACCCTTCTCAAAGCCGAGAAGAATGGGCTTAGGGAACTTGCAAGCGTTAGTAGTTTTACCGCTCTTGCGCTCACCATAAATCAGGAAACTCTTACCACTAAGGTCACGAGTAACGACATTAGGCTTAATGTTAAAAATATCAATAGCCATCTTCTAATAAAAATCTCCTTTTATATTATTAATTTATTAATTCTTAAAATTCTATTCTTATTAGAACGGAATGTCAGAATCATTATCAATAACAGGAGCCATCTTCTTAGAAGAAGAACCCTTGCTACCAAAACCACTACGAGAAGAGGAAGAAGAACCAGACTTTGCCCCATTGTTAGAACCGCCCAGATAGCCAGCTTCCTCAATTTCCTTAAGGCGATTAGAACGCTCAGTCATCATAGCCTTTGCCATCTGGTTAGAAATACACATCTTGTCATCGTCTTCATCATAGGCCATATCGCCGCCAGTAAGAACCAACTCAACAAAACTACGACCCTCAGTAACTCTCTGCTGACCAAAGCCCTTCTTCTTAGGCTTAGGCTCTTCATTACTATTGACCATCCAAGTCAGGAACATCTTTGCGGTACGACCGGGCTCATAACCGTTATCCTCAAGAGCGTCAACCAAATCCTTGGGAATGACAATACTCTTAAAGTCAAGGGCGTTATGATAAAAGTCCATACCAATCAGACGCATACGCATACGTCCAGTAGGCTTCTTGTCGTCATCGGGGCCACGTTCTTCCTCAGTAACAGACTTAATGTAACCCTCAATATCAAGGTCGCAAGCAAACTCGTCAAAGTCATTGAAGAACTGCATAGTAGCAATGTTAGTCTCATGTAGAGAACCATCAGATGCTACATAATCATTAGCACTCAGAGAACCAACCATGCGAACCATAGTAGCGTTCTCCTTATCCTTGGTCATAGGAACAGCCTTCTTAACCCACTCATTCACACGAGCATAGTTCTCACTATCAGAACCATCACGCTTCTGAGCTTTAATATAAGCCTTAAACTGACGGGTCAAAGTGCTATCCTCACCACACTGAATAGTACCACGGAAAGAAAGATAATCGCAACCATTCTTATCAGTACCATTCTTTACATTTTCAAGAGTTGCCAGATAGCCACTATAGACTACCTGATTAGTCAGATTACGAATCTGGTCAGTATTAGTTGTTGCCATAAATAATTTGTCTCCTTTAAATTGTCTTTAAAATAATTTGTTTAATGAAGCTCAACTTCATCGTCTTCAGGGTCTACTTCGCCACCGGGTTCTGCATCAGCAGAAACTTGATAGTCTGCGCAATCTTCAAAAGTCAGTTCAACTCGAAGGTCAACCTTCGCATCTTCAAGAAACGGCTTAAGCTTCGCACGAGCGGTACACTTTTCCTCAAAACGACAAGTATCACACTTAAGATTATTAACCATTTGTTATATCTCCAAATATATTCACACCGTATTCAGTCAAGCGCTCTGTCTCAACTGTAGCTTTAATATATCATCTTAAATTTCGTTTGTCAAGAGTTTTCGTAAAATTTCTTTTAAATATTTTTAAGTGGTAGCCAATGCAGTTGCAGTAATAACTTTCCAAGCGTTCCAGCCGCCAATTGCTTGATACGCCCTATACAAAATAGTAGCATCACTATATTTAAAAATACATTGGAAAGCGCTTGTAGAAGCACCACCCACAAAAAGCATACAGCCTTCGCAACCAGTTGGAACATTAGTGTTACCTGTTCCGATAAAATAATTACCAGAACCTAAAACTGTGTCAAGATTAGTATCATTAACAATACCACTTTTTTTCATATAAGTATTGGCGATATTATTTCCGTCTTCATCTTTAAAAGCTTTTTCAACTGTATCATTACTATTTGGAGCATAATTAATTTTTAACATATCTCCCCCAACAGTAATGCCTCCAGAACTGCCACCAGAAGTTCCTCCCGTGCTTGTTACAGAAATAGTTCCAGAATTTACCAAATTAACTCTTTTAGAGCCGCCTCCATGCTTGGCAATAACCCAGCAATTACTAAAACTTCCTTCTTTTAACATAATTTCAACAGAATCTCCAACATCAAGCTCATATACACTTTGATTTTGGATTCTGGAAAAACCACTTCCTCCATCATCAGGTAAAGACACATTTACAGTGCCATCTTCATTAACTTTTGTAACGGTGGCAGATTTAATTTTTACATTCTTTTTAGACCTATCATCGACACAAGAGTTAATACGTTCAAGCATTAAATCTGCTAAATCGTCTAAACCTTTTTCTGTAGACTAATATCTTTTATCTCTCATATTCTCTACCTCGTATTACTTGGCAAATCTTCTGTGTTGCAGAAAGAAATACTCATTTGTCCATTTTCACTTGTATATGAAATAGAAGTAATAAGAAGTTTATTTCTCTTTAATCCCAAAAACTAATCTTCCACTTCACAAATATTATTAACCGTTAAAACAGGATTGAAACCAACATTACACTGGAATTGAACAGCGACAAAGCTTGATTTTCGCAGATAATACATGGCTAAATCATGAGCCAAATCATCACTCCATACATTAGCATTTGAATCAGGAAAATCCATGCGTCTGTCAATTTGCTGAATACAAATAGGAGAAGTAGGATTCTCATTTGAAACAACTGCTGAATACACATTAGAATCAATATTATCTCCAATAACTTTAACACAATTCACAATATTTTCATTCTAAAAATTTAAACTTAAATTGTGCAAATCTCTTCCAAGCCATGGATAAGTCCAAATAATAGGTTTAACACTATCATCAACCGTTTCATTTAAAGGATAGAAACACAAATTACCTACACTATTATAATAATATTCTGCTGATAACTGCGTTGCTAAAGCATCTATAATAGTACCATAGTTTTCTCCAGCCTCAGCACGAATAGTTTGTTGAGTTTTCATTCCAATAAAGCTGGGGTCAAAAATTGGTTCTTTGTAATCAAGAATATAACCATTGCCAAGAGTAAAGTTTAACACACCTTTAACCGCATCTATAATATCACTATCAAGCTGTACCTCATAAGCAACATCAAGAGTACCTGTTTTTCCTTCAAACAACGCATACTTGTCTTGCAATTGCAAAGTAACTGTTTTTTCAGAATCACTTCTGGTAAGGTCAACATCTCCCAAAATATAAATTCCTTTAGGGAACCAAATAACACCATCTTCACTATTTCCATATCCTAAACCAACATCAAAACGGAATTTAGTATTAACCCAAATTCCATTTACATTAGGAGTATATTTACCTGTAGAGTTTACCAATTCAATAGAAATATTTCTACGCTGCCCATTCTAATAAGATTCTGTATAATTTATTCCTCCAATAATAATATCTTCTTCAGGAATAACATAATCAACAGCTTCATAAGGTGTTAATACGCTCAATCGAAAACGAGGTTTAACAAAAGGTCTTTCAATGAGTTTCTTTAAATTGGAGAAGCTCATATTACTTTGTTGTTCTAAAAGGACATCTCCAAAAATTTCCATGAGCTTCCTCCAGATTATAAAATTTCAACAATGGCAACTTTAGTAACATCCTCTGCTTCTTGCCATTCAAAAGAAACCATTGTTTCCATAAGATTACTCTTATAATCAACTTGATAAGTTGGATTAGCTTGAACCATAACAATCCAAGAATTACCTTTGTAGTCCTTCAAAAGTTTCAACTTACCATTTGTAATAAAGTCTTTCCATGCTTTTTCTTTTTCAACACTTCGTCCATAAGAAGAATTTTTATTAATCTTCTCGTTATATCCGCACAAATTTTGACGGAACACCTTCATTTGTTCGTCAGACTCATAAAGTTTACCAGTTTTAGTATCTGTTTTAAACTTGTTTTTAATATCATATTCATTATAATAATCAATATCACCAATCAAACAAGAAATTGTGCCGCTATCAAAATTCTTTTGACCAATAGAATATTTGCCATATCGTCCTAAGGTTTCCCACATGGTAACTCCAGTATTCATAGTATTTGTCATATCTTCTGACATATTATATTTTAAATGCCACATATCGCCAGACTTAAAATAAATACCGTCTTCTGTAGAATCTTCAATATCGCAAATTGTCCAATCTCCCCACTGGACGTATAGATAATCCAATTCAGTTTGCGTTTCATCGGTATAGTTTTGATACAATTTATATTCTAAGCCAGAACTTGTAGGAACTTCAACAGAAGCCAAGTAATGATAATAATTATCGGTTGTTATATTATAATCAATAAATTGAGTTGCCCCATTTTCAATTTTACAAATATAATCATAATATTTTTGATTGGGAGTCTTTCTATAAATAGAAAATGTTGCATTAGCAACTTCTCCAACGGGGTCAAAATAACTACAATCAGTTGTTAAGGAGAAATCATTCCACAAAATGGTATTTGCAGTCATGGCTTTTTTGCCATATGCTTCTTTTTTAATTTCTGTAAGCTCATCTTTACCTTCTGCAACAACAGGAATAACTTTATCAATTTTTAAGCAATTAACTCTAATATTACTATTAAAAAAGACATAACAATTATCAGCCATTATGAAACTCTCCTTTCGTTCGTAATCCTAATTTCGCAAGAAGCCTATTCAACTTCTCCTTCATTATCAATTTTCAAATACAAATCAAACCACTTGCTGTTAAAAGCAGATTCATTTTTATCGCTAACCATTGAAGAGCTATCAAACCAAGTTTCATTATCATCAGTGGTATTACCCCCAAAACCAATATTATTATCACCAAGTTGGCTTTCTGTATCAACCCCAAAATTATCATAGGTATTAACCCCATCTGGCAATTGAGTCAAGCTTTCAGCGAAAATAAACTGAACATCTGTACAATATTCCCAAGACTGTTTTGTTTGATTATATTTATAGACATAATTGGGAATCCAATCAATACCATACAAATTAATAGCACTATCTCCTTGGTAGCACCAAATTTTATCAAGGTCAGCATTATCAGGAATACTTGTTAAATCTCCCTGTTTTGCCAATTTAATTTTATCATTGGCAATTAAAGCATATTGCAATTTGCTTGGAGTAGTAATATCTGCATACGGGTTTTCATCTTTTACATTAAATGCTGTTGGGTCATTTGTTTTAATTATCCAAGATTGTAAAACATTATTTTTATACCATTTAAGATTTAACAAATTGTTGTTCAATTTAATTGTTCCATCAACATCCACATAATAAGAATTACCACTTCCCAAACGCAAAGACAACACATCAATAGAAGTACCATCTTTAGATTTATGTCCAACTTCTAAGACTGTAGTTTCTCCACCGTCAGGGATTGACTTTACAAAATCATAAGTAATTTGAAATTGAGTGTAAAAATTAAAGGTATTAGTAATATTAATGGGAACCTTATTTGCTCCTAACACATATTCATAATTCGCAATTTTATCAGCAGAGATATTTAAAACACCGCCATTTAAATTAGAAGAATCAATAGAAGCTTGACCATCTCTATCTGTACTGCCAACATAAACAGGTGCTTGAGCAATAACCGAAATCCCTTGTTCTTCACAATCATACTGAACATCCAAAGGAACCAAACCAGCTTCAACAGGATAGTACACATTAAATTGAGCTTGGTCAGTCATAAATTCCTTGTCATATTCATCTACAATTTTTACAGCAACAAAATATGTTTTAGGAGCCGTTTCTATAATACCACTTTCAAAACCTCTGAAGCTCCACTCCAATTCAGAGTTGTAAAGCTCTTCACTTGAAATTACTAATTCTCCATCTTCATCATACAAGAAATATTGATAATATTTTACCTCAGTAGTAGAATCCCACTTAGTTTTAAATTCAATATCTCTCCAACCAGTAACTTTTGAAATTGTTACATCTTCGAAATCGTTTGTAGTAGTTAAATCTGAAACGCCTCTATACTGAATTGTCATAATGGGAGCTCGTCTTGCGTAAAAAATAGCATTCGGCATAGAATCCATAAAATCAGTATAAACCGTATATTTAGTTTTAGGAGAAATGTTAATTGCAATATCGTTAGCCTTTTCTCCATATTTAACTACCCATTGAGTGTTATCTAATTTATCAAAAGTTATATCAGTTGTCTTATTAGGAACCACTGCGTCACTTGTTTTCTTAACAAGAGCTAAACGTGCGCCATTTTCAAACAGAATTTCAGGAGGATTAGTTTCATCAGTTTTAATATTAATATTCGGTTGAATAAAATAAATTCCATTGTCATTAGCAAAAATAGTTGTAGATACCACTGGCTTACCGCCAAGGACATTATCTTCAACCGTAACCTCTGTATAAGTTTTATCAAGCGCATTATAAGTATATAGTTTATAAGTATCACCGTCTTGAGGGAATTTATTTGTTGTATCTGTAATTTTCAAAGCTTCTTGGAAACGAATTTCGCCAGAAGTTTCACCCCAACCGATAATTTTAGTTTTATCGCAAATTTTAGTACCGTTACGATATAGTTCAATAAAATTACCACGTTCAATGTCATCATTTGGGTCAACATAAATACTTGTTAAAGTATGTTGGTCAGAACATTGATAAATATCAATTGAGGTTCCGTTTTTATAATTATATTCAAAGGGTTCTTCAAGAGTAATCTTAGTATAATCTTTATTCCACCCAAGTTCTCTATCAACCCAATAAATTTGATGTCGTTCTTTATAATTTGTATCAGTGGGTAAAACCACATTATCAAGGTTTCCATCAGGTAAAGGCATAAAATTAGTACCTTTAATTTCTACCCACATATCATACAAAATAGCTTCATTATTAGGAACCCATAAGACAGACGTAGTAGAGCCCACAAGGAAGCCGCTACAAATCAAGGTCTTAGGCTAATTATCGTTAAGTTTTGTTGTTCCATTGTAACGAGGAAGCAACTCATAGGTTCTAATATTCCACTGATAATCTTGTCCATTAGTCAAAGTTGGAACTTTAGTGGAATTTATCTCATTAGAAGTTAAAATTGCCTTATTTATCAAGGGTTTAGGCAATTCTGTCGGGGTCGTTGGAGCCAGTATTTCCTTGGTTCCGTCACCAGATAAAATATTAATTTTATATGCCTTTATCGTTGTCCCCGATGTGTTTACCTAACATGAAAATACGCTATCTTTTTCCCTCGTTACATCTATCTCTGAAAGCGATGGTAAATTGTTTGATGGTTTAAATACCATAATTTAACTCCTTTCATAAAAGTTTTTATAGGAGAGAGGGCGAGGCGAGTTTATTTTCCTCGCCCCATCCCCACTATATCACTCTACTTGTCATACGTCAAGTAGTTTTATTAATTTATATTTTGTCCCAAATATTATCTATTTTTCGTGACATTGTGCCTATTGCTCATGGCTTTAGAAACATCATCCCAGAACTGAGCGGGATTATTAGTGTTCTCAAGAACAATATCACCCTGAACAATATACTGAGTACTTTGACTTTCCCCACCAGAAACCTTTTGCATTTCGGGCAACTTGGTAGTAGCCATATTACGCAACAAAGTATAAGCTTGGTCACTATTAAGAACAAACTCAGGATTATTAGGAGTACCGTGAAGCATTGCAAGTCCAGTATAAGTTACCGGGCCATTTTCAATGCCGTTAGAATACTTGCCTATATCACTAACATGAATTTTTCCATCTCCATGAGCGTTACGGGCTGCCTCAGCATCAGAACGCATCTTATCAATATTAAGTCTTGTAGAAGATTTAGATTTTCCGCCAGAAGAAGACCCAGAAGAATTAAATCCTTCATTCATTTCCGCTTCTGACCATCCACCAGAACCACCTTTACTTGCATCAATACTAACTCCACCACCAAGGCTATAAGACTTACCAGTAGCGAGAGATTGTTGATACAATTCTTGTGTCCTTTGAATAGATTCTGCAAGACTGGTATAAACCTGATTTTGAGCATCAACCATTTGAGCCCCAATGGTTTGAATTTCATTTACGCTTAGTTGCATACGTTCAGCAATTTGGTCGTAAACATTGCTCATTTGCTCTCTCAAATAATCAAGAGTACCATTGTTTTCACTCATAGGGTCAAGTAAAGCAAGTTGATATTGATTATTATATTCAACCCATTCACCACAAAGCTTATTAACATAAGAATCAGTTACATTAAGATTATCTCTCTTAAGAGCTTCATCTGATTGATTGTAAGCATTCCAGAAATTATTATTCGTATCAAGAATATTCTTCTGCAACTTAGAACTCTTTTGAAGTCCCGCATTGTTAGTTTGCCATTCTTTATACAACTGGTCATTGCTTCTGTACTTCGGATTATTACCACTAAGGTCTTGTCCAAGCTACTCTGCTTTTTGATTTCTCAAATTAGCAAGAGCCCAGAAGGTAGATTCATCTTTAGCTTTCAGCATCAAATCAGAATAGTCGGTCTTAAGATTTAACTCGTTCTTGGAAGCAGAGTTTGCTAAAAGCTGGTCAGGAGTGGTATAATTGTTATCATTAACCCACAAACCGTTCATAGCATTTACTAACTGAGAAGCTTGTTCATAAAGCTTTTGCAACTCAATTAAATTATTGCGATAAGGTGTCAACAAATTGTCTTGGAATATTGTGTCATATTCTTTGTAATTCGCAAGAGCGTCTTTATTGAACTGTTTCATATCATCGGTTATGCGCTTACGCACTTCTTCCTCAGATTCACAATTCATAAGTTCTTCCAAAATACGTTCGTTGTTTATACGTTCAAATTCATTGTAGTCCCATTCTAATTCCTTGAGATACAAATCCCAAGCTTTAGAAAGTTCTTTGAGAGCATTTACTTCGGCATCTTTGGTTTTCTCCAAATCATCAAGCTTGTCTTGTCTATAGAAATCGTCAAGATTTTTCTAATTTTCTCGCTTTTTGTCAATCGGAGACTCGTATCATTCTGTTACTTTTATGACCAATAAAAAATATTCTATTGGCGAACAGGTTTTTCAACCTATTTCTCACATTTCTTTTTTTGGATTATCGTGTGAGTTCAGACTGTATATTACTATCTTTCAATAGGATGGACTTCAATGTTAATGTTACCACTAACATCCCGCAGTCGTTACGCATACTTATAAAAGTCTTTGCTCGGTCTTAACCATCTCTGGCTTTTAACCGATATAGTCCATCAGGGGCGTACAAAAAACACCCAACCTATCCGTTGACGAAAAACACGTTCTTTTTCCTTTTCCCGTGCCTTCTTGGCTGCCAATAAATCTTCAAGCTTTCCTTGTCTTTCCAAAGCATCATTAATGTCTTCAATCGGCTTAATTTCGTCTTCATAAGCTTTCTCAATAGCATCAATCGCATCCTGAATTTCATCTTTCCACAAATTGATTCTATATACAATAGCATCGTATTGCTTAGATTGCAAATCAGTCTGGTCTTTCAAGTTATCAATCTGCGCTTCTTTAAGACTTATCGTAGCTTCATTCAAGCTGTCTACAATGTTTTGAATTTGTTCATCAGTCATGTCACTTGTATCTTTCAAAGCATCTTGATACAATTCAACTTGCTTTTGTAACAAATCCATTCTTTGAGTATAATAACTATCAATATCGCCAATCTTAAACCATTCTTGAGGCTTTTCTTTTTCCATTAACTCAAGTCTATTATTTAATTCATCAGCTTTATCTTCCATCTTTTGAATGGTTAACTCAGCACGATTGTCAACCAAATCATAGTACTTAGTCATTTCTTCTCTTAACTGACTTGAGTAATCACTATTACCCGTATAAGCTAATTGCAAAGCCTCTTGATAAGAAGTCCCAGAATCAATATATCCCTGAATTGCCTCGTTATAATATTTGTTAATATTCTACTGAGTCAACTCAATTTCCTTAGAAATAGCATCTATTTGATTATTCATCGCAACTTCATAAGCCGGATTACTATATGCGTTGCCTTTTAATCTATCAATAAAATGCTGGTTATTATCTCTTTGCCATTCAGAAACTTCTCTTTCAAGTTCAATTTGTTGATGGATAAGTTCTAACAACTTCTTCTTTCTTTCAATATTCTCTTCTTCAGTGTCAGAAGTTTGAATATAAACTTTTTGCATCTCAATCAGTTTATCCAAAGAAGCTCCTTGTAGTTCAAGAATATTATACTTATCCTCAATCTCTTCGTCATCGAGATTATTAATTTGCTTTTGATATTCAATATAATCTTTCTCAGCATCGGCACGTTCTTCTTCGGTTGAGGCAGATTCCATTTTAGAGTAAGCCACCGCTGCTAATTTAGCAAGACTTTCACGCTTTCTCTTGAAATAAGCAGTATATCCCGTAGATTCTTGTTTATCTTCATCCCAAACTTTCATTGCTTCCCATTCTTTGTCAATCAAAGAATCGAGAGCTTTAAGGAGGTCGTTAACAGAATCCTTAGCATCCTTGGAAGAGCCCTTTAAACTGTCATAAACTTTGCCAAAAGTTTTCCCGGCTTTGGCTCCAGAATCAATTATGTCTGTAACGATTCCCTCTAAATGTTGTTTCATGCCAAGGATGCCTTGAGTATAATGGCCTTCATTATCCATTTCATAAGAAAATTGTCCTGTTTTATCATTATAAGTAAAATCGCCAGCAATAGATTTCAAAGACCCCTCAAGAAGATTTTTTTGAGCCTCGTATTCATCATCGGACATTGTACTATAATCAATAATTTTACTTCTATCAACCCGCTTTAATTGAGTAGATTTAATAGTATCAGCCGCTTTAAAATTACTTATTGTTCCTTGAACTGCCGCTATAGACCCCTCATTATCTGCTAATTTGGCTCTATTTGCCGCAAGTTCCGCCTAAGCTAAAGTTAAATAACCATTTGTAACTTCTGCAAGAGCGTCAGATTCAGCCTAAAAAGCTGTAATTTTGTTATCAGTAGCATTTACAGTATCGTCAGCCGCTTCTGTATAAACTTTTTTACCGTACAAAGCTCTAAGCTAAGACTCTAATTGAGCCTTTTCCAATTCTTTTTCAGCAATAGATTGCTACAAAGAAATCTAAACACCTCTTAATTTAACTTCATTCATAATTTCTTCGGCATTGGATTTAAGCTTAATTTGCTCGTTTTCTACATATAATGCCTGAATATAATTTTCATCAGAATCCAGCAAGTCCAAAACAGTTTGAACCTGTAAATGACCTTGAGAATTCATTTCTGCCTAAGCATCCGCCAAATCATCATAAATATTTTTAATGGAATCAAAAGCGTCTTTCAATTCAGACCAAGTATCAATATAACCCTCAACATCAATATTACTAAATAATTGCTCCGCAACCGCTTCTGTAATAGGAGATAAAGCATTAATTTCTTCTTGTAATCCAGCTTCCAATTTAATCTGATTATTAAAATCATCCATGGCTTGATTTATTTCATCTGGAGATTTGTCTTTAATATCTTCTGCTAATTGCTTTTGTTGAGCATCAAACAATTCCATAAATTCTTGCCCGTAAGAAGCAAAATTTCTTGCTATACTTCCTTTTGACATTAAGAAATCAGACATATCTTCATCTGGATTTGCTTTTAGAGCGTTTTGCCAAACTGAAGTCATACGACTTGCAACCCCATATGCTTGGTCGCCAGTCCAGCCACCCAATTCTTCTTTTCTACGAGAATATTGCTTAGACAGAACCTAAAGGTCGGTGGTTTGATACTTATCTTTACCCAACATCTTATTTATTAAATCAGGGTTATTAACAGAACCGGCATTAATCCAACCACCCTTTTGTAAAGAATTAAGTTTTTTATATTGGTCTTGAGTTAAGGTTCCAATATAATTATCCCATTGTTGAGTTAATTCATCGCCAATTTCAGTCTCAAAGCCTTTCGCAAAAGTTTCTCCAAGAGATTCAACTTCAATAGAAGTTTTATCTCCGTCAACAACAATTTTCAAACCAAGATGTTCAATAATAGCCTTTTCAGCATCATCGTAACCATCAGCACCAAAAATTTCTTCCAGAACAGGAATCATCTTTTCCATGGCATCCTGTTGTTCACCAAGAGTCTTAAACTCACCAACACCATAATAAATGTCAGCAATAACAGGATTTTGCTCAAGTAAATCAGCCGCTTCTTGAGTTAAAGATAAAACCTTGTTTTTATAGTCCTCTTCATCCGTAAATTCCATATCTCTGACTGCCAGTTTTACAGAAGACAAAACAAGATTTTTACCATTGTCAGACATATCATTTAATTGGCCTTCAAGGCCACCAAATTGTCCTTTAAATTCAGCTTGCCCATGGGCAGTATTGGCATAAGAAATCAATTGTTCTGTATACTCAGCTAAAGTGTCTTTTGCAGAATTAATATCATCAAATAAAGCGTCTCTATCCAATTTTAATTGGTCGAGTTGTTTTTTAGCTTTCTTATATTCATCGGAATCAGTCCCTTTATTTTTGCCAATATTTTCAAGTGTGCTTTCTCTTAAAGTAATTTCTTGATTTAAGCCATAAGTATCAACCCCATAAACAGAACTTTGTTTATAGTTTAATGTGTTATTAGCATCTCCTAAAATTTTAGCTTGTTCATCAAAAACATTAGAAAAGCCACTTTCTTGTCCAAGATGAATTCCAAAAATTCCCGTAACGTCTCGCATTTTAAACAACTCACTATCAGCCGCTTTACGAGATGCTTCAGTTAATTCATCAATTTTTTCCGTAACTTCTCCAACCTAACCAGATAAGCCATCAGGGCCAACAAACTTGTTACCAAGTTCATCTGTTCTTACAACCAGTTCAGGGAAAGCTTCCGCAAGGGCGTTACTTGAATCAAGGAATTTTTGATATTCTTCTTCAGTTAAAGAAACATTTCTACCAAGATAATCAACACCATTAACCAGCTTGTCAAAATTTATAGCTTCAGCGGAAGCGTTTAAAGTATTGGTATAAGTTTCAGACGCTTCTTTTGCAAGATTAGCCGCTTCTTCTTTTGCTTTATTTTTAGCTTTTTTTACAAATCCAGCTATAACAATAGGAATAGCCGCTATCAGTATAGGTGTTATAATCGCTCCAACCCCTGTAAACATACCTCCAAAACCAGCTTTTAAAGCTGCCATCACAGTAGCATTTTTCGGTAAAGCAGCTATTGAAGCCGCAACTTGTTTAGCTAAAGAATTGCCTAACCCCATTCCAAGTAAGCTACCAATAGCTTGGCCTGTTCCTCCTCCTAAAGATTCTCCCACCATATTCCCCAACAAAGTACCACCAACAGTTAAGCCACCTGTGAGAACACCAGAGACAGCCGCCTTTTTTGCAGATAATTGAGAACTTCTTGCTACATTTGTTCCAACTTGTTGTCTTGCTGCATTATTACGTTCATCCGCCAATAATTCACTGGCATAGCGCAATTTAGCTTCAGCTTCATTGTTCCCATTAGTAGCTTTTATTGCTTCTAAACGAGCGTTCTTTTCTTGCTCGCTAACTGTACCTAAAAGAGATTCAACTACATTATTTCGAGTATCTATAGGAAGGCCTTCCAATATAGATTGAGCCTCTAAAGCACTTAATTCACTTTTTCTTAAAGAAGCTCCAATTTCTGCTTTTTGAGCAGCTTCTAAATTTAACATTGAGTTTTGCAACGGAACCATACCATCAGACAACATAGATTTAGCGGATTCAGACAAGGCATCCATATTTTTAATGGTCGCATTAAGAGATTTTGAGAAAACTTCTTTTTGAGAAGCTAAGAAATCTCCTTCAATATTCTCTTTTATCCGTGACCAAACCCCGCTTATGCCGCCTTTACCCCAATAATTTGCAAAACCTTCTTGTCTATTTATAGAAGAAATTTGACTATTTGCTAAAACAGACCAAATTTTACCAAGACCATTTTGAATGCCAGTTCCGACTCCAGCCGTATTAGTTAAAGCCATCATAGCAATAATGGATGTAGACCACGCCACAAGATTATCAGAAACATCTGCGATAGCATTATAAAACACTTTTAATGCTTTAGAGCCATCAAGAGCAAGAGTCCACTTTTCAAGAGAAGCAGTCATTCTCGTTCTTGCCGCTTCCATACTATCAGTATAAGCTTCCATCTTTTGTGCCGCAGTACCATAACTGTTTGCCGCAATTTGTTCGTATTTTTGAACAAGGTCAAAGTTTTCAAATAAAGTAATAAGGTTTTCTCTCTGACGAGTACCCGCCAAAGCGGTAGCAATACCAGACTGCTGGACATCAGAGAAAGAACTCCATTTAGAAGCAATTTCGTCAATTACATCATCAAAATTTCTAAAGTTGTCAACACTATCACGAATTTTAATTCCTAATGCGCCGAGGGCTGTTTCGACATCATTTCATTCTATTACTTTTGTGACTAAAACAAATAAATAAGCCTATATTTTATCCATTTATTTTAGCGAGGAGGAATCTTCTTTAGGTTCTTATTTCAAACCGTTCCTCCTTCTCCCCTTTTAAATGTGGCAATATAAGGGAGTTTAGACTATCACTTAACCTCCTAAGAGGTCTCTTTTCATTTAGTCGTTCACCGTCAAATATTTGTTTATAAAATCTTCAAAAGACATTTCAAACACACTTGTTTTTACTTTATTATTTTCTTCCACATAAAGTTCAACCCAATGCCTATCTTCTTTTTTAAAATAATTATAACACGCTTCTTTAAAAGACAAAAAAGAATTTTTATCTGGAATAAAGCTTCTATAAGGAGAAATAACAGTTATAATTTTCCAATTATTAGAATATAAAATCTTTTTTCTATAAGTTTCTTTTTGAATAAATTCAGATTGAGTTAGAGTTCCCATTTTTACCTATAAATTATGCCGCCCACCATTATATTCAATGGCAATCTTATTTTTTATATCGGCTACATCTATATTAAAACGAGACATGGGATAATTTAACTCAAAACCTTCGTCTCCATCCAAATAATCAAACAAACTTTGTTGTTGCTTAGAAATTTTTTGTGTTCCATTTTTAGAAAAGCTCTCTCTGATTTTTTCTTGTATTTCTTTACTTTGAGAAGGGTTATCAACACCATAATTTTTCTTTAAAGTATCTTTAGATTTTTTAATAACTTCTTTGTTACCTAAAGGTGAAATACACCGATATTTTTCTAAATTAATTTTATTTCTTTTTTCTTGAAAATCTTTTGTTCGAGCTACATATTCTTCACCATATTTTTCTAAACAAGTTTTCTTAGCTTTATCCTGATATTCTTTTAATTGAAAAATGCTCTCAACTCCATATTTATTTTTAATAACTTCTTTTTCTTTTATAGAGGCACAATCTTTACAAAAAGGTCTTTTATCATCTTGCTTTAACAAAGTCTAATAATTGCTCCATAACATAGAATATTCTTTTCCACAATTTTCGCAAATTACTTTTATTCTAATGGAATTAGCAGGACGATATAAATTTTTCATTTTTACTTGAATTACATCTCCCATATCACAATCAAAACCCTGATTCCTATATCCTTTTCTATTACTTCTATTAATCTAAACTTCAACCAATTGTTCTAAATCTATCATGATTTCCTCCTTCCTTTATTATTATATTTGTTCGGCCCTGTCATCCTTGCCACAGGATTTCCAAGTCAATTAGAAAAGATTCTCACTTGTGGATTATGTGTTATGCCACAGTGACCCAAATATTTAGGTTTGCCCAGTCCTCTTCATTATAATTTTCACTTTCTATATCGGATTCCGCAGCTACAAATTTTCCTGCGGCAATGTTCTGGAATCTTGAATAGACAGTTTTCATCGTTTCTGTTGCTTTTATGACCTAATTAATCATTTCATTAGGCGGAAAAGGTTCTTCTTTAAAGTGTCTTTACACTTGACCTTTTCTCTCACGTTTCATTATTAGATTATTGCGTGAGACCAGACTTTTGCATCCTTATCTTTTATATAAAAACTAAAATAAGGTTTTTTCGTTAAGTCGTTGTTGGTGGACTTTCATCCTTCCAAATCGTTATCCATCTCTGGACGTTCGAAATATTAGAAAAAATTTTACTTAAGAGGTTTATGTATTATCCCTCTTTGAGAGCCAGAAATTAACTCTCACCCACCGATGCAGCGCTCTTCTACGTAACATCAGTAATGGTTGTCAAATATCCGATATATTTATCTAATGTGCTACCAGCCATCTGAGCAGAGTTGTTTGCACGAGACATAGCCTCTGCCAAATCCAATCTGTTACTTTTAAGACCTATAAAAATAGGCGGAAAAGGTTCTTCTTTAAAGTGTCTTTACACTTGACCTTTTCTCTATATGTTTCCATATAGTTCAGACTATATTTTCACCCATAAAGGGGCAAACCCCAATAGTCGTTACAATACCTTTTTCAAAGGTTATCTCGGTATTACCATATTAAAAACTTAGGCTTCACCGATTTGGGCTTGTTCTTTATTATGTATAATTAAAAATTAATCTAAATAGAAGAATTAAAATCATAATTGATTGAATTTTCTTTCCATTTTATACAGTTTTCATCTAAATTAAATTCTATCCAATTATGATTGTTATTTAAATATTTTTTAGCTTGAGAAACAAGAGAAAGAATTATATCATCAGAAGGAAGTTTTCGCTTAGTAAGAGAAACAAACAATATCTACTTATACCCTTGATTTTTTAAATAAAAATACCTTTTATTTTCATTTTGTTTTTGTTGTTCCTCTGTTTTCTTTTTCATCTTTACAGAAAGATTATGTCCTGTTCCATTGTATTCTAAATAAATTTTATCTTCAGAAAACAATAAATCAACTGGATAATAAGAAACAAACCCATTTAATTCTCCACCTAATAATTCATGTAAATGCAGTTGATTTTGGCTACATGAAATTCCTTTATATTTATAATAAGTTTTACCATTTTCACTAACAAAAGATTCTAATTCTTGATTGGTTCCAAGAGTTTTAGCTATTTTCTCTCTGATTTCAGGTAATTCCATTACATTATTTACCCCATATTTCTTTTGTATGGATTCTTTAAGTTTTTCTTTTATCTTATTGTTTTGCATTACGTTTTCACACCCATATTTTTGTAAACAAGTTTCTTTGGCTTTATTTCGAGCTTTCATATAAACATCTTTATATTCTTGTTCTTTATTTATCTTAAACCATTCCGCTCGTTTCTTTTTAGCGCAATCATTACAAAAATCTCCTGCTTCAGAATACTCTCTATTTCTCTTTTTAAAATAATCACACCAATGTAATTTTATTTCTTTTCCACAACAATCACATTTGTATAATATCTCTTTTTCACTTTGATTCCTTAAATCAAAAGGATTTACCATTATTTTATCTTTAATATTACAACTATATCCTTTTGCTAAAAAATATTCTAAGTTGGCTTTAGTAATTTTTACCTCTACCTCTTTAGTTAATAACATAATATTCCTCCTTTCTCCCAATTTAATTATACATAATTTACGTTTCCGTATTTCGGGCAATTTTGTTTACCCGCACTAATCTGTTGTGTTTAAGTAGGTCGTTAGGCTACTTGATTTCTCCTCATGCTTTCACATGAGCACTGACTATATCTTCATCCTTTTTTAAGGAGCATACCTTTTCGAGAAGCTTTTACAACTAACTTCCCTACTCTCTTTCGAGATAGTCGATGAACTTTGTTCTATTCGAACCTTAGCTGCTGATTAACCAATCTTTATAATTTTTTACCATCACACTTAAGTATCTTTCATCTTTATGTTGTGGTTTATAAAGCTCTAAGGCTTTCCCAGCAATTAAATACGTTTTCTATTATTATGTTACCATAATAAGCGACCTATTTTATTAAGCCGCCGCCATGTCCGTGGCAGTTAATTTGTCAACAACATCGTCAATTTCATTGGCTTCCATTTTCCAACCTTTCATAACACTGATAAGATAACTCGTAGCATCAGCAGAGTTAATCATACCGAGTGTAGCCAAATTCATGGAAGCTTGAGTTAATTGAGAAGCCTCAGCACCCTCGTAACCAGCACGAAGCCAATCGTTAGCAGCCTCGGCAATTTCGGTTGTTGTTTTACCAATTTCTTTTCCAAGTTTATTGAAATCTTGCATCATCCGCTTAATTTCATCTCTTGAATAGCCACTTGCGATTTGAAGGTCAACCATCTTAGAATCAAGTTCAGAAGTTCTACTCACAAGGTTTGTAAATACTCTTTCAATTCCTTGGAAAGAGAACATACTCATAAGATAACTACCAATTTGCTTAAAACTCTAAACAAAGTTATCAGTCATCTTCTCTAAGAAACTCTTAGAATTAGAAAGATTAGATTGCATATTACTCAACTGCTGATTGTTTTGAGCAATAATTCTACCTCTTTCTGTTTCAAGACGGTTAATTTCTTCTTCGGTCAACGCTTGTCCATTTAAAGACTTTTGTGCCGCATCATAATTCCATTTACTATCAATTTGAGAAATTTGTTTATCAATACTACCTACAAACGCACGATTCTCAATAGCTTGAGTACCAGAAAGATTTTGTCCTTTCAAAGTCGCACGTTGACGTTCAACTTCTAATTTGCCTCTTTGTTCTTGAGCTTTAAGATATTGAGTAATTAAAGAGCTCGTATTAACTGTATTACTACCAGCAGATTGAGCATTTTGCATTTTAAAACGAGAAAGTTTAGCTTGCTGTTCAGAATACAAGTTATTAATTTCTCTTTCTTTTTTAGCTCTATCTTGTTCAGTTAAATAAGTAGATTGTGCAAGCTAATCAAGAAGTTTTTGCTTGTCTGCTTGTTGTCCAATAAGCTGACCATTTTCGTTAATCTTAGTAGACATATCAGTATAAGCTTGTAATTCCTGTTGAACCTCAGCGAGTCGATTCTATTGTTCAACCTACTTGTCACCAGAAGAACCCTGAATCTTACGTTTAAGCTCATATTCTTCTTGAATTAAAGCATTATAATCTTTTTGCCTATCAATAGCATTATTTAAAGCCTTTTTTTCTTCCGAAGCTCTGGCTTTATCTGCTGTTCTAATGTTTTTAGAATCCGATGTTAAATAATTTTCTTTTAAAACCGTGCTTTTCTATTTAACAGTTTCCGCTCCTCTTGCAGAAAGAATAACATTTCCAATACGAGTTTGACTTTGACCCCCAGCTTGTTCAACTGTTTTTGTAAGATTGTTATCTTCCATATATTGAACTTGAGCATCATAAGCTTTTCTCTTGCTGACAAGCTACTCTTTTAAATTAGCCAGTTCTTGTTCAGAAGCCCTTGTTCCATCTTTCGAAAGTTCGTTTATTTTATAAGCTATTGCGTTAACTTCTTTACCCAAATTCAATCTCTTTTGATATTCGGCAAGATATTTAGAAATCAATTGATTTTCTTGTTTGCCACTACCATAAGACATCATTTCTCCACTACTAAGAGGAACACGTCCAGCATTTCTTATTTCTTCATCCGTAAAATCACTAAATGGATTGGTAAATTCTTCCTCTTCTGGCTTAAATTCTTCTTTTGGTTTAGCTTTTTCTTCTGCCGCTTTCTTTTCTTCGAGGGCTTTAGCTATATCTCTTAATTCTTGTTTTATCTCTGCAACTCTTTTAGCCCAATCTGTTTCTCCCTCAGCCGCTTTATTAGTAGCTTCAACCTCACCTAAAACAGATTCTTGAACCATTTTAAAAGCTTCAGATTCTTTAATTAATTGCTCAGTTAAATCTTTTGAAACCGCTAATTTTTCTTTTTCTTTATCAATAGATTCTTGTAAAGAATTTACATGGTCTGGAATGTTATTTTGTGCTTCTACAACAGGTTCTTGAACAGTAGACACGGCTTCTTCCATTGAAACATTTGAAACAGACCCGTTTTCTTCTTCTCGTTGCTTAACTGTTTCTACTTGTTTTTCAACTTCATCAGTTGTTTGAGCAACCTCTTTTTGTTTATTATTTTCAGCTTCAACAACAGCTTGTTCAGTTTGTTTTGCTTGTTGCTCTTCTTTTTTTAACAAACCAAGTTGTTTTGACAATTCTTGATTACGTTCGTCTTGAGCTTTATCAGTAGGAGCTAAGAAAGTGGTTGAATTACCAGTTAAATCTTCTGGAACCGTTATTGTTTTAGCATCTTGTGTAGATAAAGCTAAATTTCTTCTGTCTCTTGCGTCATAAAGTTGAGCTAACAAAGATTTAACATAATCAATTTCTTGTTGTCCACCGGGTTGATTGTCTACAATTTCTTGAGCTTTTTGATACTGGTTTATGTCAACATTAGTCTTCTTACGAATATCTTTTTTAGGAGTATTTTCATCTGCCCAAAGAGGTAAGTCAAAATCAACTATTATTCCTTTATCCGTTACATGAGTACCATATTCTTGTTGAATACGTTCGATAGTCGCTTGAGCTTTGGAATATTTTTCGTCTGCTTTATCAACAAACTCCTCAAGTTGTTTTAAACGTTCTTCTCCTCTTTTAATGCCCTCTTCAATATCTGTAGTACCAAAAGTCCCTAAAACTGCTTGACCCAATCCATGTCCTTGGATATTACGAGCTTTTGGAGAAAGTTTCCCATAACTGGCTGCATCAAGCGGTAAAGGCATACCTTTATCAACCTTTTGACTGGTATCTCCCCCAACGTTGGCACTGGGGCCACCGGGGGTCATTTCTTGTTTAAAAGCTGATTTCCAATTTTCCCATTTTTGGGAATCTCCCTTAAAAGAGTTAATTTGAGCAATAATTTCTCTTGTCTCTTTATTATCAGCAGATAAAGCTGCATTTAAGGCATCATCTAAATTAGACCAATCATCTTTTATTACAGCTTTAAAACGATTATACGCCTTAATAGATTCAGAGACATCCGCCAAAAATTCGTCCTTATCATCTGGCTCCATAGCAGAGGTTGTACGTTTTACAGATTGTTGGAACGAAATCCCTGTTTTATCTGCATAAGTTTGCCAGTTTTGCACTTGCATTGGCCCAACTGTAAGTAAACGTGCCGCACGATTAAAAGATTCATCATAGTTTTGTTGAATGCTTTTTTCATCAGGATTGTAAAAAGCTCCAAGATTCTTTTCAAGTTTTTCTTTTAATTTACCAAGACCAACTTTAGAAGAACTATCCATGGCATTTTCGTACTCAAAATCAACAACTTTTAAAATAGCTTCTATAAAACTTTTAATAGAAGAAGTCATCTTTTGCTCGGCTTGAGCAGATTCTTGTTGAAACTGTTCTGCTTGAGCTTCCAATTCGGTTCCGCTACCTGTTTTATCATCATCATAAATGGGAATTTCTAACTATCTATTAAAAGTCCCCTCGCCGTTGTCTCTGCCAATGTCGCCTATTTCAGAACCAAAATGCAAATCCTTTGATTCCTCAACATTTCCTCTTAAAATATCTTTTTGTTGAGCTAAAATCTAATTAACTAACTCGGTAGCCCCTTCTGCACCATGTACATTTAACGCCTTAGAAAAATCCTCCCAAAACTGTCCAGATAAATATTCCATTGTCTCTTTAGCTTTGGTTTCCATTTCTGCGGTAGAAGCAGAATTTGCTTTTGCTTCATTTAAATCTTCTTTTCTAACAACATCTGGCTCATACTGACGTTGCATTGGTTTGTTATTATCAGTAAGTTCCATTTCAAAATCAGTAGGTTTAGTACCAAATCTACCCTAAATTTCTCTCATTAAAGGAGATGTTTTAGCATAAGGAGCATCTGGGTCAAAATCAGACCCGAACATCCCATTATCTCTAATAGTTGCATTAGCAATTGCTTTATTTTTTATTTCCTCTACAGAAGTATTATTAATAGCTTCCGTAATAGTAGAAACGATAATACCAGCCGCTTCGTTAAGTTTTTTAAGTTTTGCTTCAATTAAAGGTTTTTGTTCTGCTGAAGCAGTTTCCAATTGTGTTTTTAGTTGTTCCACGCCTTCTTGAAGTTTAGAATAATATTCATCAACCTGAAACATTGAAACTTGACCGTATTTACTTCCTAAATCAACACCTGTTAATTTAGAAACCTTTGCCCATGTTTTAGGCGCATTAACTTTAATAGATTCATTTGGCATTAATCCATCTGTTTGAGAATAATGTCCACCGGGAACTATATCAGCAGAATCTTTAGGAAGAAAAGTTCCATATCCATTTCTGGTTAAATACGCTTTACCTTTTTCAATAGCTCCCCCACGAGGTTTAGAAGCCACCATTTTTTTAAGTTCTTCTTCATTCATAACCATCTCAAAAATTTGCTGTGTTTCTTCTTGAGTATATTTGGCATGACCTCTTGATTCAGATTCCGCAATCATTTTGCGAGTCTTATCATAAGCTGGTAAAGTTTTATTTGCTCCATATTTTAAATTGTTAGCTTTACGAGCTTCAATCAATTCTTTTGCCTATTTATAAGAATCTTTATCTGACACATCATCTGGAACAACAACTACAGGTCTTTTCTTTTGCGTTTGGGGAGGTGTAGTTGGAGTGGCTTTTGGTTCAGAAACGACTTTAGGTTTAGAAACTGTTTTTACCGTCTTTATTTTATCTGCTTCAGATTTGGCTAATTTTACAGTTTTCGCTAAATCTGCGGTTTTTATTCTCGCTTCTTTTAAAATCGGCAAAAGTTCATTAATATAAGGTAAATTATCCACCAAAGTTAAAAGTTCAGTTTGAATTCCAGCAGTATCAACCGCCTAAATCTTTCCTTTTAGTGCTTTTGCCGCTTCAATACCCTTGGTATATTTTTGCTTTTTAGAACTTAAATCAGCATATGTCTAATCAGTAGACATTTGAGATTTAATATAATCTTGTTCTGTTCCCTTGTCAGGAACTTTTATTTTTTGAAACTGCCTCTAATAAGAAGCAATTTTTTCTTCAATTTTTTTATCTACTTTATCAAGCTTTGAAGTTAACGAATCAATGCTATTTTCAAGGCTTAATTTTATATCAACATCGTATTCATTTTGTGCCATACCTTACCTCCTATTATCCCAATTTAATTCCATATTTTTTATAAATTTTGGATTTAATTGAAGAGTCGTATTGTCTCTAAAATTCTTGTTGCCGCCTACGCAACGCTATTTTATATACCTCCTCAATTGGAGATAAGGCTAAAGTATTTATATTATTATTTTTTGTTAAATCAAGATTCCAAAATTGCAATGGGTCTACTTGAACATCTTCCCAATAAATTGCATCTGCATCATCAGCAAAATATTGTTCTTCAAAAAGACCAGTTGTTGAATCTTGAAAATCTGGGTCTATATAATCATCTATCGTAGAATCTCTTGATACCGAATGTCCCATATCCTGTTGAATACGTTGCATTTTATTTAAAAATTTAAATTTGCTTGTACTATAAACAACATCAGGATATATATGTTTTCCATTAATAAACGTTAAAGATGAAAACAAAGATTCTTCATCATAATATTCCCCATAATATTCATCGAAAACATTTTTAAAAACACTTTCGATAATATTACGATAATATCCATACATTTCATTTTTTATCGTAGCCATTTTCTGTGGCATTTGTTTTTGAATATCTTGTTTTATTTTATCTAATGAATCATTAAGTGCTTTTGAAAACACATTCGATAAAGTATCCATATTAACCTCCTTCTATATTTTTAAAGGAGAGGGTTTGCTTAACCCTCTCCACAACAAGGATAATACCATGGTATTATACAAAACATCTTTAAAGATGGTTGTATCAAATTAATTTTTCTTGGATTTCCCCTTTTTAGTAGCGGTTGCGTTACTAAGTTTCTGTTTAGCTTCTTCGTTAGCTTCTCTCTGAATAGTTTCACTAACCGCATCCAAAACTTTAACTCCATCTGGATTTTCTGTTTCATAAATTCTACGCAAATCAGCTACCAATTTCTTATTCTTTTCAAAAGACTTGAGAAGTTCCTCATGCTGTTTAGCACTCTCTTTAAGTGCCTTGTAATCAACATTATTAAACAAAGAATCCAAATCTTGCATAGCATAAATGTTAAGAGAATCCTCAATCATCTTAGCAATTTTATTGTAATCATCCTTACAATACTGCAAGATAAAATTAGCAAACAAAGGATAAAGTAAATCATAAGATTGATAAGTTCTCAAATCAGGGTCGTTCACATCAATCAAAGCATACCCACCCAACAGAACATCAAAGAACAATTCACGTTCCATATTGATAATACGAATTTCGTGCATCTCTACATCTTCTGCATTAAACTTAAAAATAATAGCCATGATAAGACGCATTTTATCAAGAATAGGAATATAATTCCTAATAGTCATTCTATTACCAAGTTCATCAAGTTCATCTACTCCAACTTTACCTTGAACAAAGCGAGAAGCAACATTAACAAGCTCTGCCAATTTAATCTGTTCTTTAATAGAATTTCCACTATCTTTTTCGTTTTTATTTGTAATTTCTGTTTCGTTATTTGAATTAATATTTTCCTTAACTGGAAAATCAACGACTTTATTATCTTTTACATTTTCATCCATAGGTGAAAATCTCCTTTAATCAAATATTAATTAAAATTTTATCCAAATAAAAGTGCGATTTTATTCAGACTCAGATTCCCCATCTGACACGCCTACTACCATTTCTTTTCCGCACTCTGGACAATATACATGAAGAAAAGATACTCTTACTTTCCTTCCATCTTTTAATTCTAATTCATCGTAATCTACTTTTACATTATCAGAATCAGAATCCTTTTCGTCTATCCATTGTTCATTTGAGCAAGCTAAACATTTATAATACATATTGATACCTCAATCCATACTGATTCCAAACAACTCTTCAAGCTCTTTATCATCTTTCGGAGCCAAATAACCTTGAGTGGTTGAAATGTTTTCATGTCTTGCAATCAATCTTAATTTTTCAATGGGAATTGGAGGCATATTATTGTCAATTAAGTGCTGATGGGTTCCATTAGAATAGTTCTCAAGCGCAGAGTGCCTGAAAGAATGGACGTTAAAATTTTGTTCTTCTCCTGTAAAGTCCTCTACTATCTTACGCCAATTTACAACCCACTCATAAATATTACCCGGAGAAGCAGCTTTCCCCTCAGCATTTACAAACAACTCTGAAATACCATCATCTCCACGCTATTCCAAATATTTCTTGGCGGCTTTCTTGGTATAATCAAAGTAAATGAGAGGGAATACCTTTCCCCTTTTTCCAACCACTTGATTCGTGCAATTTCGTTCGTCAGAAACGCTATCTTTCTTTACCTAAGCCAATTCATTCTTACGAGCAGAACTTTCATAAGCTAAAGCAAGTAAGGTGGCATCTTTATATCGCTCGTTTTCCATAAAATATTTATAAAGCGTCATAATAGTATCATTGCTTAAAAATTCAATCTATCTCACTTCTTCTCTTGGCAAACCTTTTACCTTAGAAGCGAAATTGATTGTATAATCATAATCTTGTTCATTAGAAGCATATTCAAGCATAGTACGAACCATTGACATTAAACGATTAACTCTTGCCGCACTTACGCCAAGTTCATCAGAATAATACAAAGTAAAATTACGAAAATCTCTTTTATTTAAGTCTAAAATACTTCTATTATCCAATTTGTTTTTTATATAAAGCAAAACAATTCTACCATCATTATAATACTATGCAATAGTTGAAGGTTTTTTCTTCGTTGCTTTACATTCAATCATAAAATCATCAAGTAAATCTTTGTTTTCTGGATTTACAAGTTTATATTCCTCTTCATCAAATATTTTATTATATGGTTGATGTCGAGCCATTTAATCATCTCCTTTTATATATTCAAAAGTAAATCTTTTAATTTCTCCATTTTTTCTTGAAATGCAGGACTTACCATGCCGCTGTAAATGTCCCGACAAACTATTATATTTTATTTCTAATTCTTTACAAACATCTGAAACTCGGTCAAAAACTTCCCCTGTTTCTAAACATCTAACTTTCCATGGTTTTTAACTTTCCTTAATTTCCCATTTTTAGTTTCATCTAAATATTTCCAATGATACCGTTTTCCATTTTCATCTTTTCCACAAGTTTCAATTCTTCCGTATAAAACAGCTCTAATATTAGACTCATTACGATTAACAAATTTTGCGGCTTCTGTAATACTTTCAAAAATCATTCCAGTCTCTACGCAAACAACCTCTTGTTTTATTACATCTACACCTGATTTTTTATTTAAAAGAAAATTTTTCTTTTCTTCGGTATAATCCTCTTTAAATAAAAAATGGAACCGCTTCGCTGTTACATTAGGCATATTGTTTCCACAAACAGCATAAATAATAGAATCTTTACATCCTATATGCTACGCTGCATAAGTTGCATTTAAAAACTCTTCCCGTGTTTCCAAACAAATTACTGGTTTAGACTAAACAGTGCAAATTGCCATTCGAGCCTAAGCATATTCATTTGCTGAAACAACAATTCTTTTTTTAGTCTTATGTATCCGATTACTCATAGACCACCAAGCGCAAGCTGTTTTATTATCTTTTGTTTCCTAATATAAAACTTTGTGAGCATAATAATGTTCCTAAGCTAAAAGCCAAATTAAATTTTCTTTTTTGTTGCTCCCACCCTTACTCCTTAAAACAATATGATGTCGTTCCATATAAACGAATTCATACCTTCTATCTTCACGCATCTATCGTATCCTTTGGATATAATCCAAATATTTTTCATTCTTTTCAGGTACAATAGGATTTATTTCCATCAACAATTTAACTTCGTTTTTCATAACTTCAACTCCTTTTTAGTTGACTTTATTTCAAATAAAGTTGTAAAAGTAAGTGTATCGAAAAAGGCTCAACACAAGGTAGCTACTCCCTGTCCTTTTACAACTCTATAAACTAATTAATTATTGCTTTTCCTTGATAATGTCTTCTAACATCTTTTTTACATCATAGTCATACAGTTTTCGCCTTTGCTCTTGCTTCACGATTATCCCACCATGTTGCACTATATCTATCGGTTTTGCACTCTTTCTGCCATTAGATACAAAATAATCGTTAAAGGCTTCAATAGGCCAAAAATATGTATCTTCGCTATAAGGCTCATCATCATTTTCTACTCGAAAATTTACAACAAATCCTGCAACAACTCCATCATGCAATCCTGCGTTTGATAAACTACTAATTTGATGTAGCTTTATCATTCCCCCATCATCGAGTTCTCTTTGAAAACTTATGGACTTACTATGTGTACTTTTCATTTCCAACATAAACAGATGTCCACTATAAAACATTATAAAATCGCAAGGAGATTTCAAGGTAAAACGTGACCTTAACTCCTTGTTCGGGTTAAAAGACATATCACTATCATTTAGTCTTAAAATAAACAGGTCTTGCTTTTCGGCAGACTGTTTCCAAAGCTGTTCAAATTTCTTACCAGCATTTTTCATATGTTTTTCCCCAAAATTGGAAATTGTAAAAAAAAGAGGTAGTTGAGCGCATAAGGTCTACCCTAATCACACATTTCAACTACCCCTTTGTAATTTAAATTATATATTTTGTGTTACATTTATTCACTAAAAACAAAGTTTCGTATTTATTTCGTCTTTAGTTCGTCTATCAAATCAATTCCAATCATCTTCGAAATCTTCGTAATAATCTTTCTTATGCTTTTTTGCTTTTCGAGTTTCATAGCGATTTCTCGCCTTAGATTTCTCGGAATCTTCTTTAAACATATCAAGAAATTCTTCTTCATGGCTTACCACTTTCTTCTTCGGCTTGGATTTATATTTGTTCTTCCAATCATCTTCATCTTTGTCTTTTGAGAAGCTTGGAGTCCAATCTTTCTTGAAATCCCTTTTAAAGTCTTTCTTAAATCCATTCTACCCGTTATTTGAATTTCTTTTATCGTTATTATTTTTATTTTTGCTGTTATCAAACTTCTTGTTAAAGTTTTTACCAGAATTATTGGAATTTTTGCTAAAATTCTTACCTTTATTCTAATCAAAAGAACGCTTATCCGTTCTCTTGTTCTCTTGGTTCTCCATAAAATCCTCTAATTGTTTAATCGTAAACTAAAACTGGTTGTTTTTCAACTACCAAATAAAATTCTTCATCACTTAAACTATTTAATCTTTTGTAGTATTTTTGATTCTTTAAATTTTCTTGTATTTTATACATAGAAACATTTAAATAATTAGAAGCCGTTTTTAATCTTTCAAACACCATTTCAGGAATCCGTTCTTCAGTATATTTAACAATTGAAGTCCGTTGCCCATTTGGACGTAAATATTGTCCAGCTAAAATTTCCAATCTATTCATTGGTCTCAAAATCTAATCTAAAGATAAAATATATTTTGAAACAACACACTTTCGACTGGCAATAGAAAAGGTATTGTTATCTTTTATATTCTCAACTCCATGATTTTTTAGCCATTGTGTAGCTAAAACTATTGTTTCACATTTTTGTAAAAAATTTCCCGACAAATTAAAAATATAAACGGCTGTTTTTCGAGGTTTATTTTTGTTGTACTCCTTTAAAAATTCACAAAGCCAAGTCTTGTTAACACCTAAAAATTCCGCAATTTTGGAAGCGCTCCACCCTAATTCAACTTTTTGAAAAATCTCTTCTTTATGCTCTTCAAAATAATCTTTTTGACTTTTTCTTTTTGGAATTTCTTTTAAGTTCAACTCTTGTAAAATTTCTTCTACTGCTTTACAAAATACTTTTTTTGATGATATTTCTTTTACTACCCACTTTTTTACCCCAACTACTTTTGCTACATTATTAAGGTTTAAATATTCATCCTACAATAAAAGAACAATTTGTTCTAATTGTTCATAAGTAATACACGCCTTCCCATTTTTAAAATCAAAAGTAGAAAGGTCTCCACTTCCGCCTGTAGCTTGAGAAGCTTTATTATAACCATAGTTAGGATTATAACTTTTAAATTTGTTCATACAAAACTACTCTTTTTCCAAACAAGAAGCAAGGTCTGACAAATATTCTACCACATAAAACACAAAATTTTCTGCTCCATATTTATTCCAAGAACTTTGCAAATGCTAATTACAATGTTGCTGTTTATTTAATAAAATAACGTGCTCTCTCCATCTTTTGTAAAAATAATGAGTTTTTTGTTCACCGCAAGCTGTACCAAAATATCTTTTATGTGTTATTTTATTGTAAATACAATACACTCCAATATCTTTCATCCAGCATTCATTTGTAAACCTCTTAAACTAAAGCAATTCTTGACCTGTTATGTATTCAAAATTTTCTCTCATATAATTTTAATCCCTTTTATTAAAATTAAAGCGGTAATTGTTTTTGAAAAGGGCAAAAACAAAAGGTAGCTACTCCCTGTCCCGCTATATATCAACAAGAAAAAACTTGGTAATATCAATTAAACATATACAAAATGAACTTCTTCTAAACCAGAATCGCGATTAAAAACAAAACCAGCAATTCTTCGATTAGATATATAACCATTTTTAGCAGTCCACACATCTTTTGCCACAGGAGATGGACAAGTCCAAACATCAACCCCAGCATTTTCTTTGCACATTAAATGGTGTAAATGGCCCAAAAGCCAAATTCTCGTAGAACATTGAGCCCAGTCTTCGGGTCTTTCTAACTGCATTAAAGTATAAATTCTATCTTTTTCCTCGCTACCATGAGAAAATCCAATTAAATTATTCCCCAAACGGACATATTTTCTTGTAGTCGGCAAAGCATCTACTTCTACATTTGCATCCAAACGATAATAGGCTTCCAATAATCTTCCTAACATATAAGATTCATCTCGGTCGTGATTACCCTCTGTGTGAACCACTAAAACGGGAGCCATTTCTTTAAAACTATCTATTACGGTAATAATAATTTCACAAGTACGGTCAAAAATTTCTCTAAAAGATGCACAATTACTTTGTTGGTGTCTCCCGGAAGAAGTCCAACCTGTAGCAGAACTATTCATTATATCATTTCCAATGCACAAAACAATTTTTTCGAAATTCCTATTTTCATATCTTTGTAAAAATTGTTTTACAATTTTTCGAACCATTTGTTCCGCTACATCCAAATTAAAATCTTCTCCGGTTTCTTCACTATAGCCAGAACGTCCAATATGCAAATCTGCAAAATTTATTACTAAATATCCATCTGGTTGGTTTGTTTTTTCTTTTAAACTAACAGGAGAACTTTTAAAGGATTCAAAATGTTTTTTTACCGCCTCTAAATCTAAACCAGTTTCAGTAGGCTTTACTGTAATTTTAGATGAATAAAGGTTTCGTGTGCCACCCTTACCATCTCCCTGTTGCCAAATTGAGCTCTTAGCATTTACAAGCTCATAATAAACAGGGTCGTATCCATGAGCCTTAAGCAAAGATTCCTTGTCATTAATTTCATCTTTACTTAAAGCGACAATTTTTTCAGAAGTCTTAGAACCATCTGCATTTAAACAAACAGTTTCTTTCTGAGTTTTAAAAATCTCTTTAGGCTCTGCAATCCATCCCTTAGATGCAAATTCATCATAAGCTCCAAAGCTTCTACGCATACTATCAATGGTTACAGTAGGTAACCCATACTTAGCTCTAATATCTTGTGCATCAGACCAAGTTGCCTCACCCTCTAAGATTTTAGCTCTGACCTAACGCATTTCTCTCAAAAATTCATTTGAGACCGTATATTCATTTAAAGCCATGTTTTTTATTTTCCTTTTTATTTAATTATTTAATATTCGCCAATAAGTTGGGACATATCTTCAAGAACATAATCCACACAATTATATTGCTGTTGTTCTTTAATTCCTAAATACCATTCTTTTTTAAGTTGTTTGGTTAAATAAGCCTTAGAAATACTGGTATGCTCAAGAATATTATCATGAAGCATACTCATAAGACGTTTGTAATTTTCCGTTTGTTCAACAACCTGAGAATATGTTCCAGACATCCCAGAAGCGCTACCAGCATGGAACAGCAAAGTAGATTTTGGCATAGCAAATCGCTTATGACCATTTACAAAAATTAAAGCCGCTGCTGACATACAAGCGTTAAAATTATAAGTATAAATGGGAGTTTTCGACAATTTCATAATATCCAAGAAAGCAAAACAAGTGTCCAAAGCTCCACCATAAGAATTAAGATAGATACGAACAGGCTTTCTTTTTTCAACGGGAATTTTGTTTTTTTCATCTTCTCTATTATATTGAATAATCAAGCGAATTTCATTAAACAAATCATCATCTATATCTTTGTCAATCCATACAGCCCTTTCTTTTCTATCTAAATAATATTGTAAAAGAGAAGGGGTTGGCATCTAATAATTGCCCTCTGGTTCAACATCTACCAACTCAACCAAATCAGCCAATCCATCATTTTTGTATTTAGTGTTAAAATCCATAATTAAATACCTTTTTAACCTTTTAATTCTAATAATTTATATAAATCTTCTTTTGGAGCTAAATCTGAATATTTCCATTTATATCCAAAAGTTTCTGTATCATTCAAATTTAATTTCATATTTCTGGCTATAGTCAAATAACCAGTAGAAGTATTTTTTATTTCTTTTCCAGTACTTCTTAAACTGGGGAATAATTTTAAGTAGTGGCGGGAACTCGCCTTACGAATCCGTAAATTTGGTTCCCATTAAGTCACCATCCCGTGCTCACGGACACCACCACATCAGAAGGCTATCAAGTGTGCCATTTCTGGCCTGATAGACAATTTGAGATTTATGCCGACATCCCGAAACACCTTTCTCTTCCGTTTGAAACCTCTCATGAAAGTATGTAGGTCGGTCAGCGCCTTTAAGCTGACATCATAGACAAAATTCTCATATCAGGTCTAAGCTCTCACAGAGTTTTTAGACACTAATCAACAAAAAGCAAGATATGAGAATTTACAAAACTAATTAAACTAAAATTTCCGTTCCTTTATTAACAACAATTACTTTATCCGTTCTATTTCGTTTACTAATTTCATTTCTTAGCTCTTCGCTAAATTTTACCTTTCCATCAAAATCACCGTGAACAAGAGCAATTTTTTCATAACTTGCTTGCCCGTATCCGCCAGAAAGTAATTTTAATAGTTCATCATGTTGAATATGACTTGAAAAACTTTGAAGATTTACAACATTAGCTCGACTTGGAACAACTTTTCCATTAATTGTAATTGTTTTTGTCTTTTTTTGTTTTATCTTCCCAGCCAAACTTGTTGGAGTAGCATAACCACAAAAAGCCAACAAATTCTTAGCACTTGGCAATAATTTTTCTGCTAAATAAACAGAATAACCACCAACCATAAAACCACTTGAAGCTAAGAAAATAGCGCTTGTGCCATCTTTATTATGCTTGTTCAAAGTCGCTTCAAGCGTATCAAAATCTTTAATAAAATGAACACTACTCCATCCTCGAATCATTTTCCATTTTTCTGCATCTTCTCCTTCCAAGTGTGTGTCAAAAACATCACAAATTTTACACGCTAAAGGAGAAGCAACGTAAATAGGAGTAGTAAACTTTTCATCTGGATAAAACAAATCATATAAAATACTCAAAATAATTTGAGTTCGCATAAAACTAAAAGTTGGGAACAGAATTTTTCCATCAGGTTTATCAATTACATAATCGTAAACAATAGACTTGATTTTTTCAATATCTTTTTCTCTATCTTTTCCATTCGCACTACGTTTGGAATCTGCATAAGTGGTTTCTGATACCAATAAATTAGCACTCTGAATTGGTTGAAAAGTATTCGTAAAAAGTCTCGGCATAGCAATATTCCCCATATCTCCAGTAAATGCAATTTTACGAATAACATTATTATTTTTAATATATAAAATGATACTTGAAGAATGTAAGGTGTGACCAGCAGGAATAAACTCTACTGTGACTTCATCATCTATTTTTATTTTTTTGTTAAATTCACACTCTTGCAGTAATTGTACTGCACTATAAACATCTCCATTATCATAAATAGGAGGATAGCTCTTTTTAGTCTTTCTGGTTAAATCATAAGCGTTTCTTTCCATAATGTTTGCACTATCTAAAGCCATCGGTTTAAAAACATCTGTAAAACCAGATGGGACAAACGCTTTTCCAGTAAAGCCTCTTTTTACTAAGAGAGGAAATAACAAACTATGGTCTCCATGATTATCGCTCATAAAAACGTAGTTAAGATTTTTGGGCTTAAATTTAAAATTGGCACTATTAGCTTGATATTCTCCAAGCAAACTCTTTTCTCCTTGTACTAACCCAGCTTCAACTAAAATAGAACGTTGAGGTTTTCCCCAAGTAATAAGAGTCATAGAACCAGCAACACTTGTTGCATTGTTGCCTATAAAACTAACCCTAATCTTATCTTTGCTCTTACTCAAAAATAATTCCTCCTATATCCGTATAGGAACTCGTAAGGAGAGTTATATTCCAAGCTCTCCAAACGAGAAATATACATTTAATGTAAATTCATTGAGCGGTTAAAATAAATTTTAGGACAATCTATGATTAACCCTCAATTCTCTTAACATCAATCTTCTTATATTCAGGAGTACGAACCTTCAAATAAATGTAGGTCATACCATCCTTGCTCTTATACTCTACGCTCTTTACGTTGGATACAACATCCTTGGAAATAGGAAGTTCAACGTGCTGAGAATAAGTATAATCCTCAACCTTGGTCTTACCATCAACCACGATTCGATTATCTTCAAGCGTAACATTTACATCTTCACTTGCAACACCAACAGTTCGAACTAAGCATTTATAACCAACAAATTCATCTTTATCATCTGCGTTCTTCTTAGTCCAACGCTTCCAATAAGCTGGCATCATATCCTTGGTTTTTTCAGTTGAATATCTAATTCTGGTTGGCATACCGAAGCCAAAAAAATCATCATCAAAAAAAGTAGAAATTAAATCGTTCATATAAAAATCTCCTAAAAATATAGCTTTCGCTAAAACAAAAATTAAACAGGTCTGAGGACTTACACCTCAATCTCTTTTCAGCGTACTCTACTTGTACTATACCTGTATTTAAAACACCAGAGGTTCGCCAAAACTTCTATATCTGTATCTACTATTATTCTGACTGTAATATAACACACCAAAAGCAAAATGTCAAGAACTTTGACAAATATTTTGCCTCTCGTATTTTACATTAAGATTTTATTCATTTATTCCATACACTTTTTACAACTTTTAAAGATAAAATATAACGAAAAATATGCAAAAAGCGTTACAATTTTACCAAATAAAACTGAAATTTTATTTGCCTTTCTCGTTCAAAAAAGGAAAGCAACTCAAAAGGTTACTTTCCTTCTTTATTTCCCCTCTTTAATCTCTTCAGCAGACTCCTCTAAAACTACATCCTTCTTCGGACATTTGTCCATCGCAGGACTATTTTCCCATTTCATCTTTTGATGACAATATTTTGCATAAGGACAAAGCTGGGAAGTCTCCTTCCCAGCTCGTTTTACCTTACATATCAATCTGCCATACTGATTAAAGTCAGCGTTTTGACAGAACATGATTAACCGCTAATAGTGATGTTCAGAGTAGCGGTGAACTTCTCATTACCCTTCATCTTAACCTTAACGGTTTCAGTACCAGTAGCACCAGCACCAACAGTCACAATACCATTAGCGTAAGTGGTATGCTCAGAAGGAGTAACCTCAATCTGGTCAGCACTCAGCTTAATAGGAGCCGCATCAATGGGGCAAGCATAAACATTAAGCTCAAGCTTATCGCCAACAGCAACACCAGTACGAACAGCATCTTCAACAACAATACCAGAGAAGCCATTCTCAAGAGTGCGATTAGCCATGACCTGAATAATCTCAGCGTACACACCATCGCCAGAACAACCAACACATCCAGAAGCCAATAGCGATAGGTAATCCTTTGAGATTATCTCCAGATTTTCCCCCGCTCTAAACCGTGCATACGTCTTTCAACGTACACGGCTTGCCATCGGTTTAAATTAATTATTATTATTCCAATCAGGAAGAACGATTCCAACAAAATTTTTCCGTTCTTTTAGTTCATTAATCGCTTCTTCCATTTGTTCTGTTGTTGGCACCAACCTACCAGAGCGAATTCTTAAAATTTTAAAACCCTATGATTTTATAAATTCATCTCTTCTTCTGTCTTTTTGTAAATCTTTATGCCAATAATTTCCATCGTATTCAATATCTATTTTAATATCTTTTTCAAGAAAAAGAGCAACATCTAAAGATAAAGAAGATACTACATAATTTAATCTTACCTTGTCTTGAGAATACATATTTTCTAACAGTTCTTTCACTTTTATCTACTATTGAGAAGTTGGTGTAGAACCATTCAAAGTTTTTGTTTTTGCCGCTTTCTCTTGTAATAAAGAACTTTTCCGAGCATTATCACAACCATATTTTTGCAACATGGTTTGTTTTCCTTTTTCTCTTATTTCTTTATTTCCCAAAGAGCTTATGGCTCCATATTTCTCTAAACAAGTATTTATTTGCTTTTTTCGTATTTTCTCATCCAAAGTTGGATTCTCTACTCCATATTTTTCTAAACACGTTTCTTTAATTTTTTGTTGAACCCTTTCATTTTGTGAAGCAAACTCAACCCGATATTTCTATAAATTTGTTTCTTTTCTTTTTTTATTAAAAGATTCACTTTGAAAATAGTTTTCTACACCGTATTTTTTTACCATGGTTTGCGTTCTATTTTCCTAAAATTGAACTATATTAGACGGATTTTTTGCTCCATATTTTTCAAAAAGCGTGTTTTCTCTTTTTTCTTGGATAATCTTTTTAAATTCTTTGTCGTGAAAACATTTATTACAAACATCTTTTCCCCATATCTCGTAAGACTTTATATGCTAACTATGTCTGCGAATATACTTTTTTCCACAACAATCACAAATTCGCTCTTCTTTTTCCGCACATCCATCCTAAAGATGAACTGAACGAACCAATATTTGTTCTCCATATTTTCCTTGGTATCCAAGTTCTCTATAGTATTTTATATTAAGCGCTCCCAATTTAATTGGAATTAAATTATCTAATACCATCTTTATCCTCCTTTCTTTTTTTATAAATAAATAGATATATTAAATAGACATATAATTGAAATACTAATATTTTAATTAATTTAAATCGACTAATGTCCATTCCTCCATTTCCATTACAGAAACTTCATAGGTTCGAACATCGCTTTTCCCCACAAATTAAATTGACTTATATCTTTATAAAAGTTTCGTTCAATAACTAAATCGTTTTGTAGGTTTCCTTGTACCAATAATTCTATCTAAATACTTTTAGGCGCTTGCTTTGAGTCTATTAAACTATTGTATTACCAATCAGGAATTTCATACTGCATATTTTTACTTTTCCTTGTTTAATAGCATACAATTTCTTGCATGGGGCTACTCGTACATTCGCAAGTTCGTCAGTGCTTTACACATTCTCGCCATGAATATTTTCACCATTTTTATGGAACGACACCCGGCGTATTAAAAACCATGCTTGCGTTTAGGTTTCTGTCCGCCGACTTTATCTGGTTTTATACGAAAAAAGTTTCCTTTTGTCGCACACAGAAGATTAGTGAGATACCTTCGATATACACAATCTCATTTGTATCTTCGAATTATTAGTTAAAAGAATTAATTCTTTCTCTCTTTTCCCTGTTAAATCAAGTTATAGAGAAACAAGTCATCACACGCAGTACCCTCAATAGAAGTGTTAGCCACACCAGAAGCAGTCAGAGAAAGCTCCTGAGAACCATTCAGCATGAAACGAGGCACCTTAATAGTGACCTTACCCGTATTTTTTTAGGTCTCGATGTCGCAAGAACCGCCACTATACAGATTAGCCTCAAGAATCAAGGTCAGAGTCTTGGGGATGAAGTTAGCGTTAATAATCATGCGAGAAGCAACAGCATTGTTATACATATAACGAATGCAATAAGTGCCATCTTCCTCAACAGTGATAGAGTTATCACCAGCAACTTCATACTTGTCATACACATTATCAGTGCCAGACTTCTTAGCATAAGCATAAACCTTAGAGCCAGAAATAGCAACAGCGGTCTGAGTCAACTTAATCTTCTTAGTAGCAGAAGTCAGTTCCTCATCAATCATGACATCACCACCCAGAGAAATGTCAGAACCAGTGTTCATGGCAAGATACTCAAGGTTAAACATAGCATCAGTCAACTTCAGGTCAAAAGTAGAAGTATGAGCATAACGACCATAAAGCTTATTCCGAATTCCGGCCCTCACATCTTCAAAAGAAAGCCCTATAGTAATACCAGAATCAATCAGAGTGTTAGCAGAAGCCACCAAACGTTCACCATCGAACAAGGTAGCATTGCCCACGCCAGCAATAACAATTTTCTTTTAACAGAACGCCACTTCTGTTAGCTTTCGCCTTTATGTTTCCATAAAGTTGAGACTATATCATCATCTTTTAAGATGTCTCCCACTTCCACTATCAGTCGCTTATAGTGTACTCCTTTACAGGATAGTCGTTGAACCTTTCTCTATTCAAGACTTGGCTGCTGATTGCCCATTATTAAAAATATTTAGGATTTAACCATGTATCATATATTTGTTTTTTTCTGCTTTCGCAACTTTCACGTTTAAGCCTGTTTCATCTTTCCGTTGTAGTACAAATATCTTTAGGGTTTTCCAGCAATTCAAGAGTGGCTTTTACATACAGATTTCTCT